CTATTGCATTTTTTCAAGATCACTTCTTAACCATTCTACGTCCCGGACCGTATAAACGGATTCGGTGATGTCCTGGATTGAGTGCCCGACCATTTCTTTTAGAGCGTATTCATCCACACCAGATTTTTTGCAGCGTGTGATGAATGTTATACGCGGATCGTGAGCGCGGTGCTTCGGGTTCAACTGGAGCTGAGCAATGACCTTAGCAAAGCGATTTGAGTATTTGTCATAGGTGAGTTTCCATGAACCTGCATGGGTCTGGCCTTTATCATTGAGTAGGTATTCACTTCCGATTGAGAGGGCAAAGTCATAATTTTTTTTAAGTAGATCGCGCACTTTGGTATGGATGGGAACTATGCGCTGTTTTCCGGCCGGAGTTTTCATGCCGGCTTGCATGTACCACTGCTCCAGATTGATTTCATCCAGGCGAAGCGTAGCAAGTTCCTGAGGACGCCAGCCCATATAACATTGCATCAGAATCCAGTCAACGAACTGGACCTTTCCAACATTCTCCCACAGTACTTTCATTTCATCTTCAGTGAAGATAATATGTGGAACCTTGGCTTCTTCTTTCTCTTTTACGATATCGTCTGATATTTCAAAGGTTCTGGCATAGTTTTTCTCTACGATTTCATATTCCAGAGCATAATCTAACATGAGATTGAACATGGATTTCATCCGTGCCTTGGTTCCGGCCGTGGCAAAGACCTGCTGGCCTTTTTGCTTTCCCCGGTCCTCAATTCGGAATCCTTCTTCCATACAGCCCTTAACATGGCGGGCCCGCAGATCTTTTGCACGCATGTTGTAGATGGAAGAGCAGTAGGCCCAGCAGGAAGTTATAGTGCGCTGGTAGGCATCTGAAACGTTTTCAAAATATTCTTCCGTCCATCGGTCATACAGCTGCTGAACTGTAATATCATCGTCCAGATCATAAGGATTGCGGTTATAGTCCACAAGGGCCGTGTAGGCGTCATTGTAGGTGGGAAAATATGATTTTGGCTTTAGAGATTTGAGAATGAAATTGCCAAGCTCATCCCGGCCAACACAAACGCGGGCCAGGAATGGGTTGCGAAGATTTTTGTTTTTTACTTCCGTAATGGACCCGAAGCCGTTCGGCAGGCGCATTCGTTTCTTTGTATTTCTGGTATTTTTCCGTACCGTGGATTTATCCAACGGATATCCGCAATGAGGGCAGGAAATGGCTTTATCACTTACCTGCAGTTCACATTCTGGGCATTTTATCAGTGCCATAGGGCATCCTCCTTTAAAAATGAGTATAAAAATAACACCCTTGCCAGGATGCTCCAGAAATGATATAATTCAGGTGTCTAAGCTGATTAATCAATCCAGAGCAATTCTGGTAAGAGAAAATCTATGAAAGCCGTTCGGTACGCCAATACCGGGCGGTTTTTCATTTATTGAAGAAATAACAATCGAATGTAACTGTATACATGTTGCCTTGTAATTCGGATATAGGGGTTATTTGAAATACTGCATTTCCGTCCAGGAAAAACATAAAAGAACGGTCTTCGTCCTGTTCACGATATCCAAGGCGGTCCTTATTGGCAATCAGCCAATCCTCAGAATATCCACATTGGCTCCAACAACTTAGTACAGCCTTTTTCAATTCCTGTGCGAAAAACTTATTTGTTTGTTCAGTGATTAAATCCACATGCTCCTCCTGTTCTCGAAAATTTCAATTCAACCAATCCCTTTTCGTATCCCAAAACGCGAGCGCACTGGTCAATGGTATACTCATTTTCCATAGCTTCCAGAATGGCTTGGTCTGGAATCAGAAACTCCGCGGCAAAAGCATTTGCCTCTTGTTCGATTCTGGTATTCAGAAAGGTTTGGCTTCTTAAAAAATAGCAGTTTTCTTTCGGGTGCAATATGGCATGACCTAATTCATGGGCCATGACAAAGAGCCGTTCGTTGCCCTCTAAGCATTCGTTTATCCATATACACTTAGATCGTTTCAAATACATATAGCACCCAAGTCTGGAGCCGATATCGCAGGTCATAACTTCGATACCGAGAAGATCGGCAAGTTTAAATGGGTCAGAGGTATCAAATTTTCTTTTATAATATAGAGCTTTCTTTCTGACAAAATCATTCAAACCCACATCACCTACTTTTTGTTCTTATTCGGATTGTACTTCTCTTTGTTCTTAACTTTTACCCGGCGCAGCATTAATTCTACTTGGCCTAGAAATAGGTCAATATCTTCGTCTGGAATTTCCTGACCATCATAGGCTGCCGGTCCAAATTCTTTGTTGGCCAGTTTCTCACGGAGAGAGTCAAGGTCTTTCTTTATATCCCTTTCGTCTCTAACATTTAATTCCGGAGCTTTTTCTACTTCTGGTTCATTTTCTGTATCTGACAATATATAGCCTACAGTTACACCGAGGTAGTCTGCAATTTTTTTGAGATTGGACGCAGTAGGATTTGATTTATCCATTTTGCTGACATAACCTTTTCCAAATCCCAGTTGTAATTCTAACTCTTTACTGGTAATTCCCTTTTGTTTGCATAACGTTTGGATTCTGTCTTTTATACTCATATGGTTGCCTTTCGAAAAAAGTTGCGATTTAACGCAAATTCACACTTGACAATTGCCATATATCACGTATAATAAAGACATGAGTTGCGATAAAGAGCAATTGCAGTAATTTGCGTTTATTAAATATTGTTGTGGTGACTATATTTTACTATATATCGCAAAATAAATCAATATAAATTTGTTGTTTATCGCAAACTCATAAAATATGAAAGGAGAGCGAGAAATGGTTTACGAGAACTTGAAAGAAATTTGCAAGGAAAAGCACATTACGTTCCAGGAAATCGAAGTTGCTGCTGATTTGGGCGCTGGATGTATCAGCAGATGGAAAGACGGCAAGGTTAGCCCGAATGTTGATACGCTCAAAAAGATTGCTGGTGTAATGGGAATCAAAGTCGAAGATCTTGTAAAGGAGTAAAAGTTGAAAATCACAATTGATTTAAAGGAAGATGTTTCTCCTGCATTACCACCGAATTATGTATATCGTCGCCTGTTCATGGAACATTGGGAAAGGTTACAGAAGAAACATGATAACAAGCTCTGGGGACTTGCTAATGCGTGTGATATATCAGCAAGAGCACTTTATTCACATAAGACCGGACGCAGTCAAAATGTGAAAAATTTGATTCTTACATATACGGATGCGGAAGAATGTTTTGAATTGTTTAAGCAGTTCGCAGATGTATGGGTTAGAAATTGTTCCGGTTGAGTATTTCGCAGAAGAGCGGAAGGACGGGTGAGAAGATGAGAAAAATTAAAAATCTTGTGGTGGAGCACCAGAAATGCTTAAACGATGCTGTAAAGCTCAGTTTGAAGTTGTCCGTGTTTTCTACGGCTTTGTCACTGGTGGCCCTGTGGTTGGCTTTACGTTAGGAAGGATGTGAAGCGCATGGAAAACGAACTTCTTGAGTTTCTTAAAAAAGAGGGCATTACCCTGGAACGGTTAGCGGAAGGATCCGGGGTTTCCTATCCAGCGATTCACGCTTGCCTGGGGCCTCATCCGATAAGACGGTTAAGCCCGGAAGAGTTGTTCCTGATTGGCCAGTATATCGGGAAGCGTTCTCGGGGCAGGCTGAACAAGATACTTCGTTTAAAGGGGGTGTGAACTATGGATAACAATGTAGTTGATCTTACCCAATCAAAGGAAATTGCGGAGCATGTGAGCCGGATCCTTATTGGCGCAGGCAGCATGCCGAACTTTCCGGCCGGGAGTGTTCCAATTGCCACGGCTGCCAAGATCCTTGGGAAACATCCTGGTTGGGTGCAGGCCGGGATTGTTTCTGGGTGGCTTCCGATTGGGAAGGCTACGCAGGGAGATAAGCTGGTGACTGACATGAAGCAGCTGGATCGGAATAAGAAAACCAATTATTACATCAGCCCGCGGCTCCTGTGGGAGTTGACCGGCTATGTATGGGAAGGAAAAGGTGATGGTGATGATTAGAAGAAAGACGGCCATGTTCGGTATGGCAGTATCTGGAATCAGCTGTACGCTTTGTTGGGCATTAGCAATGCTGATGCTTGCTAGGTGCTGGTGATGGGCTGCCGGGATTGCTATTACTGGTACCGCTGTTTAGAGCGGAGCCGGGATTATGCCTGTAAAGATTACAGAAAGAAAGAACCTCCAGTGGGTGGAGCCACTAGAAGTTCAAGAAAATAAGAAATAAATTTTCACCTCTAATTATATAGAGGTTCGGGAGAAAATGCAAGATGGCAAAGGAAATTAGAATTAAAAAAGCCAGATTCGAGAATTTTAAAAAGCTGAATAACATTGAAATTGAATTTGGCAGCCGGACAGAGATTTCGGCGCAGAATTGGACAGGAAAATCCAGTATCGCAGATGGCATCTTCTGGGTGCTGTTCGGAAAGTCCAGTACCGGGAAGAGCGAGGGCAAGGAGTTCCGTCCGAGACCGTACGATGCCGCAGGCATTGACATCGACCACATTGATGTTGTGGTGGAGCTGACGATAGAGAATGATGGAACCGAAATTGTTCTCCGTAAGGCGCAGCGTCAGAACTGGGTGCGGAAGCGAGGTACCGAGTTTGAGGTCCATGAGGGTGACAGAAACATCTATTCCTGGAATAACGTGGAAATCAGCGAGACAGAGTTCAAGGCCAGAATCTCTGATATCGTATCAGAGAAAAACTTCATGTTGATTACGGACCCGACCGCATTTTTTCGGCTGACCAAGGCCGAGAAACTGGATCTGATAATGTCTCTGGTGAATGGAATTTCCGAGGAAGAGATTCTGGAAAAGGCCAATACAGATAACAAGTATGGCAAACTTCTGGAGATGATCCGCGGCGGAAAGACGCTGGAAGAGATCCGGGCTACCTCCAAGCGCTCCATTACAGATATGACTAAGGAGCGTGACAAGATTTCGGCTTCCATCGCAGAACGTCAGCGAGACATTGTTGAGGTTGATGTGGCTGAACTGGAACTGCAGCGCAACGATATAAAAAGAAATCTGGATGAGATTAATCAGAAGATGGAAAGCACCACCGCGGCGGTTGACGAGTATTCCGAGAAACAGCGTCATATTATGGAGTTAAAAGCGAAGCAGTCCACCATTGAGAATGCGGCCATCGAGACACTTAACAAACAGCGACGGGAAGCGCAGAAGCGCATTGACCTGGCAGAAGATGATTTCCGTACTGCAATGCAGGCACAGAAAGAATGCGAGTTAGAACTTGAGCGGCTGGACCGTGTTATCGCAGAAAGTAAAGCGCAGCGGGATAAGCTTATGGAGGAGTACAGCGAGGTAAAGGGGTCTCAGTTCCATGCATATGAGCCGTTGCCGGAATTAAAGGCAGATGATTTTGTTTGCCCGACATGCGGACAGCTGCTTCCGGCAGAAAAGAAGGAAGAATTGCTTGCAGGTCATGATGAGTCGGAAGCTGTTCACCGTGCCCAGTACGATTCTGGCAGAAAAGAATTTGAAGAATCAAAGAAGAAACGTATTTCAGATATTAATGCTACTGGCAGTGAATGTGCAGCCAAGATCAAGGAATACGAAGCCAACAAAGTTGAGGTTGCAACTAAGTTGGAAGCTGCTAAGAGTCGGAAGATTTCTGCCAATAAGGAAAAGACTGAGGCTATGGAAGCGCTTAAAAAGATTCCGGCGGAACCGGATTTATCTGAGAATCAGCTTTATGAAAAACTGGTTCTGGAGATCAAGACCTGTGAGGACGGCCTGAGATCTATGAATACTGGTGCTGATTACCGTGAGCAGCTGAAGGGCCAGAAAGTCAAATGGGAGCAGGAACTGGAAGAGGTGAACAAGAAATTTTCCGCTTACGATAAAGCTTCTGATGCGAAAGATCGTGTGGCAGATCTGGAAACCCAGTTTAAGGCCAAGGTACAGATGATTGCCAATGAAGAAAATATTCTGATTCAGTGCGAAGAATTCCAGACGCTGAAAGATTCCTACCTGACGGACGAAATCAACAAGCATTTCAAAACGGTCCGTTTTCAGATGTTCCGTAAACAGAAGAACGGCGGCGTTGAGCGTGTCTGTGATGTTTATACAAAGAACGGCAGCCCGTATGGTGAAAACACTACATCGAGCGCAGAAAAGCTTGTTATCGGCCTGGAAATCGTTAATGTGCTTTCCAACATCATTGGCGTTAAGGCTCCAGTGATTATCGACAACGGAGAGCGCGTCTCTGCGGGAAATATGCCGGAACTGGATACCCAGATGATTATTTTGTCTGTATCCGATGACAAGGATTTTAGAACAGAGGTGAGATGATGCTTATTAAATGCAAATTTCTGAAAGAAAATGTACCGGCCGGACGTGAGTATACATATCGTTCGGATGTGCTTGTGAAGGTGGGAGACCTGGTGCAGATCAATTCCAGCGCGAAAGGTGTTGTCACGGCGGTTGATGTGCCGGAAGAGGAAGTGGCAGCTTTTGTGGATAAAATCAAGAACATCCAGGGCCTTATCGAATCTGATATCATCCTCAAAAACTGGTGTGTGGTCAATGCAGTAAGTCAACAGATCCAGCCGCCGGAACTGCTTCCGAAATATTTCCGTGGAAGTGTTTACGGACACCCGGTTCTCAAAGATGGATATTTGCGGACAACCAGTCCGACCGTAGAGATTCTGGACTACGGAGATTATAAGGTAACCGTAACGATCACCGGATCCAGATACCGGATTTACCCGGAAGATGTGGCGCCAGAAGCCGAAGCGGCTTACCCGGGATATTACAACAGATTAAATATGTAGGGAAAGTAAGATGATTGCGATAAACTTGAAATGGCGGGATCAGTTGGGCAGCTTGCGTGCGAACTGGAAAATGCTTTGCGTGCGTTTTTTCAGATGCTTGTAAAGAACACAGATCGGGAAAACGCGACTGATTTTATTAACAGAATTTGCGCAAATGCAAAGAAAACTGAGGAAGAAAGCGTCATGGATGATCTGAAAGAACTGGCAAAAATGGAGCCGGGACTGGCAGAAGTGTTTAAGAAAATTTTCGAGGAGGATTAGAGGTATGGCAACAGCATTAAAACACAGACAGAGAAGCAGCAGAAGTTATCAGAAGAATCGTAAAACTATGGTGACTGCGATTCAGTCTATGGCGAACACATCCATTGCCAAGCAGACCGGTGGCAAAATGAGATTCAGCGTGGCCCAGATGATGAAAAATATGTTCCGTAAGAAAGGGGATAAGTAATTATGGGAGAGGTAGCAGCAGTAAAACAGTCTTCTCAGGATATTGTAAGATACAACACAGATTTTTCCAAGGGGATTTTCGGAAGTTCCGACAACTTTATGATGGCCACACAGATGGCAAAGGCTTTTGCTCAGTCTACTATCGTGCCGAAAGAATATCAGGGCAATTTTGCGAATGGTCTGGTAGCAATCGAAATGGCTGTCAGAATGCAGACAAGCCCACTTATGGTTATGCAGGGTCTGGATGTAATCCAGGGACGGCCAGCATGGAGAGCGCAGTTCCTTATTGGCATGGTAAATGCATCTGGAAGATATGATATGGAACTGCAGTTTGATGAAGTTAAAGATGGAAAAGGAAAACCGTTTGGATGTACCTGTTGGACTGAGAAAGATGGAAGAAAAATTGTTGGCCCAGAAGTGACAATGGATATGGCACAGGAGGAAGGCTGGACAACTAAAAATGGAAGTAAATGGAAAACCATGCCGCAGATTATGCTCCGCTACAGAGCGGCTTCATTCTTTGTAAGTATGAATTGTCCAGAACTTAAATTCGGTTTATACACAAAAGAAGAAGTGATGGAAATGGCCCCGGAGAGCAATTATGTGACTATGGAAGATATGGCGGCACAGGTTCAGCAGCAGATTGAGCAGAATGCAAATTCCGAGGACTTCGAGGAAGCGCCGGATCCGGCAGATGGTCATGTTGTTGACTACGAACCTGAGAAAGAAGCAGCAGAAACTGTACAGACTGAGGAAGAACAGCCTGCGTGGATGCAGTAGGAGGGGCTATGAAAAAGACAGCGAGAGTAATTGTTACATATGATTGCCCTAGAGCCTGCCAGAGCTGTTGTAACAAACATATTGGTGATGTTCCACAGGTCAAATTTGAGGATCTTTTGAGCTATGAAGAGGTTGTGATTACCGGCGGTGAACCGATGCTGTTAGCACCGAGGGTGGTGGAGATGATCCACCGCCTGCGGGCGAATGGTTTTACTGGAAAAATCTGGTTGTATTCTTCTAGTGTGAAGGTTTCCAGATGGGCAGACAAGGCAGTGTTAAAAGAGGTGGACGGAGTCACTTACACGGTTCATTTTAAGCCATCAGTAAATGATTTGAGAGATGCCAGAAAGCTGAGTGATTTCATTTTTGAGAATCTGGATAACCGGACTCATAAACGTTCTGATCGGCTTCTGATTGATTCAAGATGTTATCCAGAAGCGTTGTTTTCCATTATCGGAGTGGGTTTCACAGATCATTGGAGCAAAGTCGAGAGCTTACAGTGGCGTGAGGATGAATGCCCGCTCCCAGAGAATGAAGAACTGGTCTTTTACGATCTGGCAAAGGAGTAGCAGATGAATAAGAAAGAGATTGCAGAGATTAAGCGGCAGTTCACCGCGGCAAACTGTTCCATCGCACGCATTTGCGGCTGTTATGTGGATGCGGAGAAGAACATCAAGGCAGATTTCCGGGAAGCGTTTTTATCACTGCCGGAAGATGAAATTTTCAAGTATTTTGAAATCTTCCGTAAAGGCCTGTCTGGAAAGGTTGGAAAGAATCTGTTCAACCTGGATTTCCGCGGTGGACAGTTTGCTGAAAATGGAGAGCAGATGTTTTTGCTGGAATTAAGAAACAGCCAGTTAAAAGATGATGACTTGCTGCAGGAGTTTTATTCTAAGGTTATTGAGAACTATGACTATGTGGGCAACTACCTGATCCTGTTGGTCTATGATGCTTACGATGTTCCTGGAAAAGGAGCTGATAACATCGAAATGGAAGATGCTTCTGATGAAGTTTACAGCTACATTATGTGTTGCATCTGCCCGGTGGAACTTTCAAAGCCTGGACTCAGCTATGATGAAATGGCCGGAGAATTTCAGAACCGGATTCGCGACAGGGTGGTAGGCATGACGGATACAGCATTTCTGTTCCCGGCTTTCAACGACAGATCTGCGGATATTCATGCAGCGCTGATGTATGCAAAGAAAGATTTGCGAAAGGACTTTGTTGAGAAAGTTCTTGGTGCTGCGGTGCCGCTGCCTTCTGATTATCAGAAAGATGGTTTTTCGGAGTTGATCGAAAGCACTTTGGGCGAGGAATGCACCAGTGACATCATCAAAGCCATTCATGAAGAACTGCTGGATCTGGCAGAAGAAAGCAGAGATCTTCCAGACATCAAGATGCTTGAACGTGAAGAGATTTTTGACATTATCAGTAAACAGTCTGAGAAAAACCTGAATCAGGATGAATTTGATGCTGTTTATGAGAACCTTTTCGGTGGTGAGAACCTGATGCTTACCAACCTGGTTGGTAATGGACTCATGAATGTAAATCTTCCTGGGGTAGCAGTTAAGGTCGATGAGACCTGTACCGGTGATGTTGAGGTCAAGATGGTTGATGGTAGAAAATGCCTGGTAATCGGCATATCCGGTGACTTTGAAATAAACGGAACAAAATGTGAAAGGTAGGATTTAGAGAATGAACAGAGTAATCCTTATGGGCCGTCTCGTAAGAGATCCAGAAATTCGCTATACCAGTGGCGAACGTTCTATGGCTGTTGCGAGATACACCCTTGCTGTGGACCGCAGAGGTCGTGCCAGAGGAAAGGATAATGAACCAACCGCTGATTTTATTAACATCGTAGCATTCGATAAGGCCGGTGAGTTTGTAGAGAAGTATTTCCGTCAGGGCCTGCGTGTGTTGGTGTCTGGGCGTATCCAGACTGGGAGTTACACCAACAAGGACGGACAGAAAGTCTATACCACGGATGTTATCGCAGAGGATCAGGAGTTTGCGGACGGCAAGAGTTCTGCAGACGGAAATCAGCAGGGTGGTAGACCGGCACCATCTGACGCAATTGGTGGTGGCTTCATGAATATCCCGGATGGTGTGGAAGACGAAGGACTGCCGTTTAACTAGGGGGTGATTGTGTGCTGATCTTAGAAGACACCAGACAGCAGGAACGGCGACATAATACGAAGCATGATTATTTCCGTTCCGTAGGCGTTAGCTGGAACCGGACGGCATTGTACTGCGGTGATTATACGCTGCCAACTGATCAGAGCGTTTGCATTGATACCAAGAAGGATATCTATGAACTGATCGGAGATATTCAGGTTAAGCAGATGTCGAAAACAGATATTAAGGCTGAGGTATTTGCCGTGGCAGAACAGGGCATTATCAGCGCAGATCTGGCAGATAAGATTTTTCACGCAGTCTGCGATGATGACGCTGATCGTTATGCGGAGAAAGAAATCAATGACCTGTGTTTCCAGAACAATGTGCCAGAGGGCCAGATAGCTGCTTTTCAGCAGCTTTACGTTAAGCGGCATGGGTTCTTCCACCGGGGCCTTAAGCGGGCCCAGAACAGCGGCGTGAAGCTTTATGTGCTGGTCGAGAATGATGATGGAGTCGAAAGTATCAATGACCTGTTTTATTGGAGAAATAAGCGTCTGGATTACTGGAAAACCACGAATGAAGTAATTGGGTACTATCGGACCGGCCGCCCAAAGTATAAGAGGGCACAAAAGTATCCAGACGCTATGAAGGGCCAGCAAATCGCCAAAGCCTGCTTAACAATGCAGACCAAATATGGCGTGACATTCCTTTTTTGCAAACCGGAAGAAGCTGGTGCGAGAATTTTAGAATTACTTGGAAAAGGCGGAGAATAGTGAATGGTTGGATAAAGATTCACAGAAAGATTCTTGACAACCGGGTTGTGTGTAAGGATGCGGATCACATGGCTGTTTGGATGTACCTATTGCTCAACGCTTCGCATAATGCCCATTCGCAGCTCTATGGTGGTAAAACCGTAGAGCTGCGTCCAGGGCAACTAATAACCGGGCGAAGGGTTATAGGTGAGCGCCTAAGCATTGATGAAATGAAGGTGTGGCGTATTTTAAAGCTGTTCCAGAAAAATAAGCAGATATCCATTGAAGCAAAAAATACTGGAAGTTTGATAAGTATTTTAGCATGGAATGAATATCAATCCGAACGAATGTTTGAACAGCAAAATGAACAACGAAATGAACAGCAAAGTGAACGGCAAGTGAAGTCTGAAAATGCTGATAAAATAAAGGTTTTCGGCAATAAAGAACAAATGTTTGAACAGCGAAATGCACAACAAAATGCACAGCAAAGTGAACACAACCAAGAAGGGTTTAACAAGAATAATATTAAAAAGAAAACTGTTCCGTTAGGAACAGCAAAAGAAAAAGATTTCTTTTGCGACCCCGAGCTCAATGCAGTGTTTGTTGAGTTCATAAAATTTCGTAAACAGATCCGTTCGCCGATGACTGACAGGGCAATCGAGTTGGCTGTTAATAAGCTTAACAAACTTTCGCCGGATCCTCTGGTACAGCGGCAGATCATTGAGCAGTCCATTGTGAATGGCTGGAAGGGATTGTTTCAGCTACAGGACGATGAGCCGCGGCGAAAGTGGAAACAGCAATCTGATGACAAATTTGCGGCAATTACTCAATTTTTGAATGGTGGTGAAGACGATTGACAAGACAGGAATTTGCACAGCTGGCGGCGGCTATGAAATCGGCATATCAGAGAAATGGATTCATGGCAGACTTGGAAACAGTATCGGTCTGGTATGAACTGCTGAAGGATATCCCGTATGGTCAACTGGCAGCGGCTGTGCAGAAATACATTAAGTGCGAGACATTCCCTCCGACCATTGCGGATCTCCGGCGCTATGTTAACATCGCGGCCGGCAATGATTGGTCGGTAGCCTGGAATAAGCTCCAGGGTGGCGCAAAGCCGAAAGAGGTTGACTACGCAGGGCAATATGCCTTTGTTACCATCGGCCGTCAGGCGTTTGAATCTGGTGATCTTCGGGCCATGACAGAGTTTCAGCGGCTGTACCGGGAATTTAACTTGATGGACAAGACTGTGAAGCAGGACTTGTTCCGATCGGGGATGCTTGTTTGGCGGGAAGAAGATAAGGCTGCGAGATTGGAGCAGAAGAATCATGACTGCAAGAGATTATCTGGTTCGGCGGAGTAAATGCTGCGATGATCATGGCAGACGGAATCTGCTGGCAGTCATTGAATTATGCGGAGGTAATGAACAACATGGGAGCATTGACAAGGGCAGAGCGCCGGCGCCAGGAAAAAGCGTTGGCACAGAAGCCGGTCTATTACCAGTATACGGCCAGCCAGATTGAGATGATGAAACGGCAGGCGGTAAAAGCGGAAGAAGACAGAATCAGAGAGCGGCTTAAGGATGAGATGGAGCAGCTTGTTAAAGAAAAGTGGGAGAGCCGCGAAGCAGAAGATGAAGACGAGCGCATGAAAAGAGCTCTTGCACTTCTGATGTCGGTACCAACGAGAATCCTGGTTGAAAAATTTCACTGGCAGCCTATCAAAGATGAAAATGACCGAAGGTCGAGACTGATGCAGTTTTGCGAGGCAGTTGTGAAAGAGGTTAATCGGGTCTGTGACGGCGAAGAGTCTGATTTAAAAAGATATGTGGAAGAAACTTATGGTTTATGCGGCGTGAGATATGTCGTTAAGAATGATGGAGCAAATAAGGACGGTGAGAATGATGATGAGACTGAGAAGTGATATTTCCATTATGCGTGTGCGGCTTAAATTCGCCCTGACCGGCGGCAAGCTGGTTTGCGGAGAAGTAATCGGCAGCTATGACGGAATATGCAGCGTGCTGATGGACAATGGTGAGTACAGAGATATCCCGGCACGGGATCTGGATGTGATGAGATTAGAGTAGGAGAGTTGGTGACAATCAATTTGAATCAGTATTGAGGTTACAGAAAGGAGCCGAGCCTCCGGCCGGGGTAACGATATATCAGGCTCCTGAGAATATGACATACAAAGAATTTTTGGAAACCAAAATTGAACTTGCAACAGAGAGCGGGACGGTGATAAATCCCGCAGAAGTAAATCCGGTGCTGAAACCGCACCAGAGAGATGCTGTGATGTGGGCGCTGAAGGGCGGCAGACGGGCACTGTTTGAAAGCTTTGGCCTTGGTAAGACGGTGCAGGAACTAGAATTTTGTCATCTGGCCGTGAAACACAATGGCGGCCGGGCACTGATTGTGCTGCCGCTGGGCGTAAAACAGGAGTTCACACGGGACGCCGTGGAGGTCCTGGGATATGAAAAGCCGGTCTACTGCCGGACAATGGATGAGGTGCATCAGAGCAGCAGCGAGATTGTCTTAACAAACTATGAGCGTGTCCGGGATGGAGAATATTCAGCCGGAGTTTTTCACCGCGACATCCCTGGATGAAGCCAGCGTGTTGAGATCGTTTGGAAGCAAGACCTATCAGACGTTCTTGGATAAGTTCAAAAATGTCCCGTATAAGCTGGTGGCCACAGCTACGCCGTCACCGAACCGGTACAAGGAGCTGATTCATTATGCCGGATATCTGGAAGTGATGGATACAGGACAGGCGCTGACACGGTTCTTCCAGCGGGACAGTACCAAGGCCAATAACCTGACCCTGTATCCGAACATGGAAGATGAATTTTGGATGTGGGTGAGCAGCTGGGCGTTATTTATCACCAGGCCGTCAGATTTGAATTCGGATTATTCGGATAATGGCTATGATCTGCCGCCGCTGGAAGTGAGGTGGCACGAGCTGCCGATTCACTACGGAGATACGGCAGACAAAAATGGCCAGATTCAGCTCTTCCAGGAAGCGGCGGAAGGACTGAAAGAAGCGGCAGCAGTTAAGCGGGACAGCATTGACAAGCGCGTGGAAGAGATGCGGCGGATTGTAGAAGCTTCGCCAGAAGATCATTTTCTTTTATGGCATGATCTGGAAAATGAGCGGCACGCCATTAAAAAGGCATTGCCGGATACGGTAGATATTTATGGTTCTATGGATTATGACCTGCGTGAGCAGCGGGTGATTGATTTCTCAAATGGCAAAACGAGATTGTTCGCAACAAAGAAATCATTATCCGGATCTGGCTGTAACTTCCAGAGATATTGCCACCGGGAGATTTTTCTGGGTATCGATTATGAGTTTAACGATTTTATCCAGGCAGTGCATCGGTGTTACCGTTTCCTGCAGCAGGAGCCGGTTGTGATCGACATCATTTACATGGAGAATGAGCGCCAGATCAAAGAGGCGCTGATGGAAAAGTGGAACAATCATAACCATATGGTTCAGAAGATGGTAGAGATTGTAAAAAAATACGGATTGAACGATTCCAATAAGACAGAGAGGTTGAAAAGAAAAATGGGTGTGGATGGAAGCAGGGAAGAACGGACGGTAAAGGGACCTTATTACACCGCGGTATACGGTGACTGCGTGGAAGAGACGCGGGCCATGGAAAGCAACAGCGTGGATCTGATCCATACTTCCATCCCGTTCGGTAACCACTATGAGTACAGCGCCAATTACAATGACTTCGGTCATAACCAGAATACGGACCGGTTCTTTGAGCAGATGGACTATCTGACACCGGAGCTTCTGAGAGTGTTAAAGCCTGGCCGTGTGGCGGCCATTCATGTGAAAGACCGCATCCTGTTCGGAAACGCAACGGGAACCGGAATGCCAACCATCGAACCGTTTCATGCGCAATGCATCAGCCACTATATGAAACACGGCTTCCAGTATTTTGGCATGATTACAGTTGTGACGGATGTGGTCAGAGAGAATAACCAGACCTACCGCCTGGGATGGACAGAGCAGTGTAAGGACGGTTCCAAGATGGGCGTAGGTTGCCCGGAATATATCCTGTTGTTCCGCAAGCTTCCCACGGACCGCTCCACGGCTTATGCGGACACTCCGGTGACCAAGAGTAAGGAAGATTACACCCGCGCCCAGTGGCAGATTGACGCGCATGGATACTGGAGATCATCGGGGGACCGGCTGGTCAGCAAGGAGGAACTGGAAAATATCTCTGTAGACAACCTGCAGGCGGTTTATCGGGAATACAGCCGAGAACATGTTTATGACTACGAGGAACATGTGGAACTGGCGAAAAAGCTGGATGAGAACGGAAAGCTTCCGGCAACCTTTATGGTGGTGGCGCCGGGCTCCTGGAATACCCTGGAAGTTTGGGACGACATCAACCGTATGCGCACCCTTAACACCACGCAGAGCCGCCGCCGGGCGCAGATGCATGTCTGTCCGTTGCAGCTGGATATCGTGGAGCGAATCATTAATCGGTACAGCAACAAAGGCGATCTGGTGCTGGATCCGTTCGGCGGGTTGATGACCGTGCCGATGTCGGCGGTGAAAATGGGCCGGAAAGGTTACGGGATTGAACTGAATCCGGACTACTTCCGGGACGGTGTCGGGTATCTGCAGGCAGCAGAAAATGAAATTTCGATGCCTACGCTGTTTGATTTTATGGATATGCAGGAGGCGTGATATGGAATCAGTTCAAGAGCGGATGGAGCGACTGGGAACAAAGGAAAAGATGGCTTCCTTCATTCAGAAAGAGAAACAGCCGTATAAATTTAAGCGGCGGTATGCACAGATCCGGGCGGAAGAATTCGCCCGGGAGTGCGATGGTCGCGGTTTGAATTATCATGTATCTGTAGGAGGTCTGGATAGTATTATCCTTTACCTGTTTTTGCATGAAGTGTGCGGCATTGACGCTCCGGGAGTCAGCGCATCGTCATTGGAAGATAAGTCTATCCAGAAAGTGCACAGAGCTTTGGGAATCATTAATGTGCCGCCACTGAAACGGGATGATGGCAGCTACTGGACAAAGCCCAAGGTGATACAGGAATTTGGATTTCCAGTTATCTCTAAAGAGGTAGCCGGGAAGATAGAACTTTTGCAGAATCCAACCGAAAAGAATAAGACAGTCCGCCATGCCATTATAACAGGCGAGACGGGAGCATATGGCGGCTGGCAAAAGGAAAGCCGTATGCAGTTAAAACAAAGATGGTTAAAGCTGTTTGGCGGCTATGAGAATGAAGCAGAAGGTTGTGATTTTCAAACTCCAGATTTTCTCGTATCAGCAAAATGTTGTTATTACCTGAAAGAAAAGAATTGTGACAACTGGGGAAAAGAGCATAACAGCGTGCCATATTTGGGGCTTATGGCATCAGAGGGCGGACGCAGGGCGAAAAGCCTTAGAATGAACGGTTGTAATTACTTCGGAGCCTCTACAATCAGATCAGCGCCATTTGCAATTTTCGGTCGGCAGGATATTTTGACACTGGCTTTGGAGATGGACAAGCTCTGGAAGGACGGTCTGAAAGAAAAGTACCGTCAGAAGTTATTAACAGCTGGGAAGATTGCAGAATGTTTCGTAATGCCGGAAAGCATTATCCCGGAGATCTACGGAAGCATAGAGCGGCAGCCAGATGGCACACTTTACACCACAAAAGCCCAGCGGACCGGTTGCAGCATGTGCGGGTTTGGAATTCACATGGAAAAGCGACCACATCGGTTTGACATGCTGTATAAGAGTAATCCAAAAGAATGGGATTACCTGATGTTTCATCTTTGCAAAGATTCAGAGGGTAACGAATATGGATGGGCGAAGGTGTTGGATTATATTGGCGTTGGATGGGACCCGACTACGATCGGTGGAAACTGTAAGGGGCAGATGAGCCTTTTTGATATGGTGGAGGAATTTACATGAGTAAATGGGTAAGAGAGTTGTCTCCAAAGGATTTGAACTATGGAGAGGGCTGGTGTAGAGATATGGATAGATGCTACCGCGAAGGAGGAAAACTGGTGGTACTATCCAGACAGATAAATACGTCCATCGGCATTGTGGAACATATGGCTATCAGAAATGCCGATAATACGGACATTCCGTGGGCCACGAAGCAGAGAATTAAAAACGAGCTGGCGGGACGTAAACGAGTAGCGATAGAAGTATTTCCGAGTGAGAATCGCCTGATTGATGCCGCAGGGATGTATCATTTATGGATTCTTCCGGAACGATTTGAGCTTCCATTTGGAATTCATCCGGAAGACATGAGAGGAAGCGCGGTTGAACGGGATCTTTTAAGATGCTCTGCGGATTGAAGTTTGGAGGATTAAGATATGGGCAGTATAAAGGGTAACCAATATACGGGGGGCAGGATGACCGATTGCTTAAACGAAATTGTGTCGGTGGCGTTACGGCGCATGGTTCGTCTCATTATCTGTATGCCCATAATTAAGATTTGGAGGAATGCGGCATGACAATTCGTGAAGCAGGAAAAGGAGTTGTAACGGCTGGCGGCGGTGTTTACAACATCGGCTTTAATGGTGATGATGAGACGCAGTTCACGGCTTTTAATATGGCTGAATTGGAACAGCTGTGGCGAGAATTTTGCAAGGAAAACAGCTTCGCTAAAAACAGTGTTGATTATGTGGAAAGAGCGTAAATTAAGATTTGGAGGAGGGTGTCATGAGAAAAATATTTTGTGATATCTGTGGAAAAGAAATTGATCCGTGCAATGAGACTTGGAGACAGCAGTTGCAGGCAAATGGAGGAAATCCAAGGATATCATTTAACGAAAGTTTGGGCGAAATCTGTGAAGGATGTGCCACGAAAATTCATTGTTGTGTGTCGATGATGAAATTGCATGATTGGGAACCAGATTTTCATGAATTGGATGGAAAGCGAGAAACATCGGAAAATTAAGATTTGGAGGATGATTTGATGGAAAAAATTATGTTGGAATGGGATGTTGTGGAAATCGTGGATGAGGAACGGTTAACAGCAATGTATTGCTTTAAATCATGTCGGGTTAACGACAATTAAGGAGAGCGGCTATGACATTAGACGAAGCTATTGAACATGCAAGGCGAGATGCTGATAGGTTGGAACGGGAGCGTAAAAACTCCTGTGCTGCCGATCACTGGCAGTTGACAGCTTGGCTGGAAGAACTGAGAGAACGGAGAAGCAATGACAATTAAGATTTGGAGGAGATGGATATGGCGAAAACGGTTGAGTTTAATATAAGAGTAACAATGAGTGAAAGATGGGTTAATGATTTTTGCTCGATGTTACATTGGATGGAAAATTGTGGGAAAATAGGTCATTCGTCTATGGTTGAATTTTATTCTGATGGCGATGGTGATTTTAGACCTACATTTGAGTTTGACAGAAAATATGAACAGGTAGAAGCTAAATGGAAAACAGTAGACAATTCATTACCCGATGCAGAAGTGCTTTTTGATGCAGGTTAAGATTTGGAGAGGTAAAGATGTTCTTTGACAAGGCTTATCTTGTAGAAGTTATGAGTGGTTGCGCCACTGTTAAAAAATATTGTTCAAAATGCAAACAATCACTACCTCATAAAATCGGCACAAAATACTGTCCGTCATGCGGCAGAAAATTTGTAGATACAAAGGTAGAAAGATTAAACTGAAATTTTGAGTAGAAAGGAGGCGGAAGCCCCGGCCGGGAAAAGATATCTGGCTTCCTTTCGATTATGAGCAAGGTGAATGAAAAAATCAATGAGGGAATCCAAGTAAGCGAACTGGATGCCCTCAGAAGAAAAGTGAAACTGGGTGACAAAATCCGTATTCGTACAGTAAAAGCAAGTTCAAAGAACATCGGTGGTTCTTATGATGGAGTGCTGAGAACGGGCATTGTTGTCGCAAAGTACCCGAGGCTGGCGGTATTGGAGTTCTCAGGCGGTACCAGAGAAACTGTTACATGGCTAGATCTGTTGCTTGAAAAGAAAAAATCTAAAAGAGGTGCTAAATCGTGAATTTACACGCAGAGAGGGCGGTTATAGGTTCTATTCTGATGGATCCGGATTCCATTGCTAAGGTGTCCGAAGATCTGCGAGCCGAAATGTTTGAGAACGAGGTGTACCGCCAGACATACGCGGAAGCAGTTAAGGCGTATGCAATCGGGGATGCAATTAATCTGGTTAGTTTGGCTCCGAAGCTTCACATTGAAAATTTTGACGATGATGATGTTTATAAGGAATTGAGAGATTGCTTTGAATCCACGGTTACATCGGTTGAGATTGTGAGCTACGCAAAGGTGCTGATCAATGAGTATAAATCGCGGGAGATGTATCGGCTATTTAATAAATTCAAGGCGAAGCCGGATGATGTGGACAAGCAGTTAGGAGAACTGATGACGGAGCTGGAAGCTTTGCAGCAGACGGGCAAGCATAGCAAGTTGAAGCCATTTGCCGAGGTGGTAGACGAACAGGAAAAGGAACATTTCGTTGATAGGCCCGACATCGGAATTAAATTTGGCATGGAACTTCTGGATGATGCACTGGTTCTGCTGGAGTCTGGAGATGTTATGGTTATCGGTGCCCGTCCGGCGGTCGGTAAGTCAGCCTTCGTGACACAGATTATCAGCACACTGTCAGCGGAGGGAAAGAAGGGAGCTCTTTACAACCTGGAAATGTCAGAAAAGCAGGTATACGAACGTATGCTGTCCAGAACGTCAGGAATTGAACTTAAGCGTGTTAGAAAGGCTAAGGCTTATCTGAGTGATGAGCGAAAGCGCGTTGAATCCGCAAACAAGGAACTGCGTGAGTACAACATGTACCTTCATAGCGGTCCGGTAAAGCCGTCCGAAATCCGAAGCGAATGCAAATACCTTGGATTGGATTACATAGTGATTGATTACCTGCAGCTTATGCAGTCAGATCAGTGGTACCCGAACAGGGTTAATGAGGTCGGTGCTATATCCAAGGCGGTAAAAGCTATTGCGATGGATTTGAAGGTTCCGATTATCCTGTTATCGCAGCTTAATCGTACCAGTGAAACGCGAACCACAAAGGAACCGGAATTACAAGATCTGCGAGAGTCTGGCGATATTGAACAGGATGCTTCCTTCGTCATGTTCCTTTGGAACATGGACGAGGAGGATGTTACCAGAAAAGGTTCCAAACTTGCAAAAAATCGCCAAGGCGAGCTTGTTAAGGTGGAACTTAGCTTTGATGGCGCGCGGATGACCTTTACCGAAGTTGGCGGCGCCGGGAACTTTACGGCACACCATGAAGCAACGCCATTTGATTAGGAGGTCTGCGGGACATGGAGTGGATGAAGAAATTCCAAAAAGGAAGCGAGATGTGGTCCATGTTCGTAGAATACTGGGATTTGGTCCAGAAATATTGGAACGTGGAAGATGTGGACGAATACTGGGATTGCATGATAGAGGATTGCGCCCAGTTCTTGCACAAATACCACGCAAGCTTCGCTGTGGGCCTTGTGGGAGCGTTTATTGATGAGCAGGAACGGAAGCGTAAGGGCACTCCGGGATACAAAGAAAAACAGGGGATGAAATAATATGTTTGAGTGCATAAGCACACTTGAAAAGGTAAGGCGGGATATGGATGATAACATCTATAACTTCACCAAAGATGGAGAATGCACAGGCTGCGGCAGCTGTTGTAGTAATCTTCTTCCAATGAATGGCAAGGAGATCAAAGAAATTCGGAGATATATTCGTAAGCATGATATCAAAGAATGCAGACGAATGTTTCCGGCGGCACATCGACCGTTGGATATGACCTGTCCGTTTTTGGATATTAGCAAAGGGAAAGATAAGTGCCGAATTTATCCGGTACGGCCGTTTGTGTGCCGTGAATTTATTTGTGACAACGAACAGAGGGCAAAGGTGAAGCGAGAAGAGCTTCGCAAGAATAGACGAATCGTAGATGTGAGGAGGGCGTTTTTTGAGAGTAATTAGCCAGAATCAGAAGTATGATGTGCCGTATGAGCAGACAGCTTTTATCTGTGAGGGCACAATGATTTATGGACTTTGGAATGGCGTTTGCAGAGTATTCTACGTCAGAACGGGTGCAGAAAGCTATGGAAATGCTTAGAGGGTGGAATTTGGCACTCTTTGCTTTACCAAAAGATGAGTTGATTGAGAGGGTATATGATGAAGCTAAAAGTTATTGGGAGTTCCAGTAAGGGTAATGGATACGCACTGATTGCCGATGATGAGATTTTGCTGATCGAAGCCGGCTGTAAGCTGATTGAGGTCAAGAAAGCCATTGACTGGCAGATTGGCAAGGTGGTCGGCTGCCTGGTATCACATCGGCACGGCGATCACGCTGCTCATATCAAGGAGTATATGAAAAACGGTATCACTGTTTACGGTGGAGAAGATACGGCGGCGGATATTGAGGAGTGCGGTGGAGAACGGATTAAACCGCTCCCGCCGAAGCATAAGACTGGAATTAGTCGATTTGTTGTACAGCCGTTTCCGGTTATTCATGATTGTCCATGCAATGGTTTTCTGGTAACACATCCAGATATGGGACGGCTGGTGTTCGCCACGGATACTGAGTATGTGAAGTACAGATTCAGCGAGGTGAATCACATCCTGATTGAAGCCAACTACAGTAAGGGATATTTGGATGAATCGGAAGAAAACAGAGAGAAGCGCCGGCATGTTTTACAGGGTCATATGAGCGTTGAAGCCGCAGAAGATTTTGTCCGGGCGAATAACTCGTATGATCTTCGCAACGTGGTTCTCATCCATCTGAGTGACCATAACGGGGATCCGGTGGGATTCAGGGAAAAGATTGCGGCGGTGATTGACTGCCCTGTAATGGTGGCGGAGCCAGGGCTTGAAGTTGAACTGAAAGCGGAGCCGTTTTAGAAAAGGAGAGCGCAGGCTATGAGAATTTTACCGATTTTGTTTAATGGAGAGATGGTCCGGGCAATTCTGGACGGGCGAAAGACTTGCACGAGACGAGTTGTTAAGCCACAGTGGCATGCCTGCGAGAATTGCATGCACATTCATAATGAGTTTTTGTGCGATTCAAAAAGCAATGTTGTTTATTGCGCAAGATGCGGGGAACCATTAAGTCCTGTTAGGAAGCCGCCGTACCGGTCGGGAGATATCTTATATGTGCGTGAAACATGGACGGAGGAATGCGGAAAATATTACTATCGCGCAGACTATGACAGCGATTATTTAGATCCATGTGAAACTTTATCTGGTGGCTATCCGGCAAGTTGTAGAAATTATGCGGGATGCTATGGGTGTACAGCAACTTCAACGAGAATATACTGGCGCCCATCCATTCACATGCCGAAAGAAGCAGCACGAATTTGGCTACAGGTGACCGATGTACGGGTGGAACGGTTACAGGATATTACGCCGAAGGACGCTAAAAACGAAGGAGTCGGGGATCTTTTTTATGATGATATCGGATACAGTGACAAAGATTATGGAACAGAGGTAGACCCAGAGTACGGAATTGCTAAGGAACAATTTGCTTGGCTTTGGGATTCCACCATTAAGAAAGCGGATCTTGACTGTTATGGTTGGGATGCGAACCCGTGGGTTTGGGCGATCGAGTTTGAACGTTGCGAGAAGCCGGAGGAAGCATAAGTATGAGTGTTAATTACATAAACCTTGCGAAGCATTGCATTGGTTTAGACAGGAAAGAACCTTATGTTCGGCATGGAAAGAGATTCTATCGCCCATACAGGAATTATTTTTCAACAGGGCCAGATTTTGAGGACTGGGAAATAATGGTAATTTCTGGATATGCCAGACGCTGAGAGCGAAATCAGCACGGCGGTTATACATTCCATATGACTAGAGCAGGATTGGACTGGCTGGGTGAGAAACTGGGTATTCATATTTACGACGAGGAGGATTGAGCAAACGGCAATGAAGAAAAATAAATTAATCCATGTGTCGTTTGAGGAGGTGGAGCAGTTTATTCCGCGGATTCCAGAACAGATTTGTCCAGGCGAAGATAATACCACTCCGAGAATATGCGCAGCGCCGAGCGTAATCAAGGCGCTGCAGGCCATTCCGCAGGCTGGAGAGGTTATTTATTATATGCGGCGGATTGGGGTGCCAATCATTATCCATGCTTATTACCTAGAAAGCCAGTCGGTTCTTACTCCCGATCAGATTGCTGATAAGGTCCCGGATGCGCTTGTAGCTATGCTGGAAGATGAGGGATGGATTGTCAGGGTAACTTACGGAGGATGCACGGATGATGGACAGCTTTTTTGTCATAAAGGTTGGATGGCATCGCAGAAGTTACGGGAAACTCCTGAGTGGAGCAAGTCGCAGAAGGCTGAGTATGAACGCTTAGATGCAATTCTGGCAGAAAACAGGAATGAATCATTTTGCAACGAGAAAATTGAAGAGGTGTGTATGAAGAAAAACTACGAATTGGAATTGTACAAGCTGATAATGCAGCCAGATGAAGATGATCCAGACATTTCATGGGTTGATGAATTTGAGTGGATCTGTGGCGAAGAATTTTGTGTGTGGGTGAATCTGCTGTTTTTCAAAGATTTCATGGAACGATTTAAGGAGATTTTTGGTTCAGAAGTACTTGACGAAGGGGGAATCCATGCCAAAATCCAGGAAGATTGTGTTTGCTTCGCCCTGGAAGATATCATGGAAGGGTACGGAGTAGAGTTGGAAAATGTATTTCCGAAAGACAAGTACAAGCACTGAAAGAGGTGAATAATGTGAATGAATTAACTAGAACCACCATCACATCGATGGAAGCCGCAGAGTGGTGTGGCAAAGAACATGCGAAGTTATTGCGTGATATCCGCAAATATACGGAGCAGTTAGGAGAAGCCAAAATTGGCTTTACCGATTTCTTTAAGGAATCTACATACATTACTGACCAGAATAAAACTCTTCCGTGTTTTCTTGTTACGAAGAAAGGGTGCGAATTTATCGCCCACAAGATGACTGGTCAGAAGGGAACGGAGTTTACAGCCCGGTATATCAATCGGTTCCATGAGATGGAAGAAATGCCGCAGCGGTTGCTGACAGAGCATCCCGGCGAGGTTGCAAAGCTGATCCAGGCGCTGGCAAGTAGGATGGATAAACAGGGCAGTGCTCCATATAAATCAGCTGAGATGGCAAAGATCATCTGCGAACAGTATGGAATCTGCCTTCCGGTAGACTTTGTGAAGGCTCCAGGGTATGAGCAACTTTCGTTGTTTGGTAATGATTTCTGAAAAGCTGATGAACAATTAGAGAATGGAGAAAGCAGTATGAACAAGATTACGATTAACGGTAAAACTATTATCTGTTCTGGTAACAATGTGACCATTAACAAAGGAAAAGTTATTGTAGATGGCGAGGTTATTCATGAGAGCAGCGGAGATGTTAAGGCCATTATTGATGGTGATGTCAAAAGCGTGAAATGTGAAGGAGCAGTAGAGGTTCGTGGAAGTGCTGGAACTATTGATTGCGGTGGGAGTTGTACTGTAGTCGGAAATGTTAAAGGCAGCATTGATGCTGGTGGTTCAGTTACCTGCGGTAATGTCGGCGGCGATATTGATGCCGGCGGCAGCGTGATGTACAGAGAATAGAGAAGGGGTGGAATTTTATGATCAGAGAACTTATTGAGCAGTGCATTGAAAAGTATTATCGGGAAGATGGTGAGTATTATTCCGGGTCCCGTGAAGACGAGGATGGGAACTACTGTTCAATGGAAGATGAACTTACGAAGATGCTGACTGATAAGCAAGTGAAATTTGGAATAGATAAGGAAGATGGCTTTGATTCTCCTGGATATGAAAATAGCTTCCTTGCTGTAGCATTTATAGAAGAAAATGGGGAACTTGACTTGGTGACGGTTTTACTTGAATTAATGTGAGGAAACTATGAAATCAATGATTAGAAGAAAGGAATAACGAATGCCCGGTAAACCGGGTTGGTGCGCAGTGAACGGCGGTGGCGTACCGAAAAATTCAACACCGTGGCCGAAAAGAGCTGTGCCGAAAACGACATGGCTGCAATCTGAGGGCAAACGAATGGTGATCCACGATACAGCATTTGTAGCGTGGTGTTATGACGAAAAAGAAGGTGTGCTGGATCAGCGCAGGAGTAAGCAGTTTTATGGCCGGATACCTGGCAGGAGATGTCGATGAGTGGATTTACATAGACATCGAGGACCAACACCCAGACAGCATACGATTTATACGGGATTGTGAGGCGGCAATCAGACAAGAGATACAGATTTTGCGGTCACAAGAATATTGCTGTGTTGAGGACTGCGTGAGGGCTTTTGGCGGCTTCCGTGCCACGAATGGATTTGCACCTTGTACCAACTGGTTGAAAAAGCGAGTGCGGAAAGAGTGGGAACTGGAACATAAGGACTACGAACTGACTTATGTTTGGGGATTCGATCTGAAGGAACAGGAGCGTGCCGAACGGACCATAGAAGCGAACCCGCAGGCGGCCCATGAATTCCCCTTGATTGACCGCGATTTGTCGAAAGAAGAGGTTCATGGGCTGTTTGAGCGGACCTTTTCTTTCCGGCGGCCGGTCATGTATGACATGGGCTATCCCAATAATAATTGCCTTGGGTGCACGAAAGGCGGCATGGGCTATTGGAACCGGATTCGCAAGGATTTCCCAGAGGTTTTTGAGAGTCGGGCCAAGCTGGAGCGGCAGGTGGGCTATGCAATACTGAAAGATAGTAAAGGGCATCCGGTGTATTTGGATGACCTGGATCCAAAACGCGGGAACATGAACATGGAGATATTTCCGGACTGCGGAATTATGTGCTATTTAAACTTAGAAAAAAATTGATTGAGGAGATTCGATATGACAAAGAAAGAACTGGCTGAGAAGCTGAATGGAAGACAGTATGGAGATAGTTTTGAGGATGTGCTGGAAGAGGCAAAGCAGGGCGGCTTTGTTATTGTGACAGGTGCTTCGGATGATCTGATGGAGTTTGCAGGAGCATTCCGAGATGAAGGTGGTTGTTTTGATGGTGGCAGAGTATACTTTGACCGTAGTGGTGTGGATCAGGAGGGCGAGGAACGTGCCAATTGGATTGATGCCAAGTGGTGTGATGGAGTGAACCGAAATGGAATTCTGGTAACCTGGGTTTATGAGACGGATATTCCTTGCGAACGGTTTGATATTTTTGAGCAACAGGATATCTATTGTGAGGGTCTGGTGTTTTCTGTTGAGGATTTGAAGTAACTGAATAGCAAAGATTTTGTGCCGGGGTAACACCCGGCATATAAAAAACCTTTCAACCGAACGTAAGTTCTTGATAAGGAGCGAAGGGAGAAAATCATATGGGTGGACAGGATACAAAAGTTAAAGTAAGAGATAGAATTTTGATTGCAATGAAAGAACATTTACCGCTAGATGTGCTGGCAATTCTGGAAACTGTTCTGGCAAAGGAGTTTGCCGCGGTAAGCATGGAAGAAATGTCATTGCTGCCAGTGGATGTAAGAAATAGTGTAGAAGAGCAGAACCGTCAGATTGTGGAGTTGTTCAAGTACAAGAAGCGGAACCTCAAACCGGCCACGATTGACAATTACCTTCGGGCGGTCGGTCAAATCGCAACCATGACCGGGAAAGCACTGACGAGAATTGATGATATGGACATCTACAATTATCTGCAGTGGTATGAGAACCGGAATATGAGCATTACCGGCAAGCGCAATCAGAACAGCACTATCAATAACGAGAGACTTTACTTGTCCGCATTCTTCTCCTGGATGCGCAAGAATCGGTTGCGGACGGACAATCCAGTGGAAGTTACTGAGCGCCGCAAGGTTGTTCGGAAGCCGATTGACTATTTTAAGCGGGATGATATGGCAAAGCTGCGGGATGCCTGTCAGACAACGAGAGACCGCGCCCTGGTGGAAGTGCTGCGCAGTACCGGCGCACGTGTGAATGAGATCACGGCCATCACCACAGATATGATTGACTGGCAGACCGGAGATATCGTGATTCAGAGTGAAAAGAGTGATAAGTACCGGACTATATGGCTAGATGACGATGCGCGGCATTATTTGAGAAAATATCTGGATTCCAGAGCAGACAACGTACCGTATCTGTTCGTTCATAGCCGCGGGGCGCATGGGCAGCTGAAAGCAGGCGGAATTCGGACTATTCTGAAAGACTTGAAAAAGCGTTCTGAAATTAAGGGCCGGGCATATCCACATAAGTTCCGCAAAACCCTCGGAATGGAGTTGAAGAACCGCGGTGCCGATATTGGTCTCATTCAGGAGATCATGGGGCACGCTTCGCCGGCGGTAACATCCATGTACTATGCAGAATCTACCCCTGAGTCACTTCGCATTGCGCGTCAGCGGTGCATGGCATAGTTTTGGAAAAAAATTTTCTGCCAGGAAACGTGATAGAAAATGAACCCCCCGGGTAGCGCTTTTTACAGATGAAAAGTCCAGATTAAAAAACTGAAAATTTTTGAAATCTACCGTTTGGGGAAAATTCGAAATGAAAGCCGGAAATCGGGCGCGGATATTGCGCGGATACTGCGGAGATTTTACCTGGTTGGGTTGCCGGATGGCATACGAATAGCCGAAACGGTGCCGCCTGTGTGGATCCGGGCGCAGTGCGGGCGTATATCGTGCGCAACAGTTTCTATTTTGGAAACAGTTAGGCCCGTGACCCTCTGGGCACAGTATGAGCGCAGCAAAAATATATAGGCCGGCGCGGATCAGCTACAGGAAAGCATATAGAGCCGCCGGAATGGTGCCGGGTGCCGTTTTCTTGTTCCCTGTTTGCCATGCATCCATTTGGGCGCACTGATAGCGCAGATTTTGCGCATGGTTCTTATTTTGCCTCATCATAGCACAATAGCGCACAAGACGCAAGCTATAAATACACCTGTGACGTTCTGACGTGCCCGCTATGCCTGTTTTCGTGTTGCGGTGCGGAATCGCTCGCCCTAAACGGATTAAGCCGCCAAACAGCCGCTATATTGAATTGCCAATGTTCTGTGATGCTTTGCGTGTGTCGTACGTTTCCGGGTGCCGTTTGTTGTAATCTGGGGTGCACCAGCTCCAGGCGGCGCAGCTGTGACGGCCTGCGCTTCTGCCGTGCTTGCTATGGGTAGCAGCAGGAAACCGAACTTTTCCGCGTGTCTTGCGTGGGATCCTTTCCCGGATCACGTCACCCTCTGTTATTTACCGCTCGCGATTCTCGGGGCGGCTATGGGCCGCCGATGTGCTTATATCTCTTGTGTGGCTGTCTGGATCATTCCGGGACGGTCTCCCGGCCTTATGCGCTACCGTATGAGCGTATGCACCGCGCACGACAAGCCGCCACGCCTGCCGGAATGCACACGGAAACCCCGTTGACGGAATCGAACCGCCGAAAATGTGCCACCGGGCACGGGAAAAAGGCAGCATGGAGCCGCCTATATTATTCCCATCTTACGCGATGCCGAGACCGCGCAAGAAATCAGAGTTTACGTTCTGCCAGTCTGCCGGGATTAACTCGGAATATCCGCAGACGTTGCGCAGGTGGTACAGATGCCGCCGCAGATTGGACAGGGCACACCAAACGGAAGCGCTGCAGCCGGAGCCTTTAACCGGGATACTGTACACAGTGCCGCAGTAGCTCCATAAATCCCAATTTCCAGAATGTGCGACAAACTCGCCCTTTTCTGTGATATCGCGGGCCTGATCTACCCAGATGCCGCCCATTTTGTCAAATTCATAGTTTTTCATCTTATTTTTCCCCTTTCATAATCTCAACAGCTACGCGGCACATATAGCCGCCAGCAAAAACGCAAACAATAATAAAAGCTGTCATTTGATTCCCTCTTTTCTTTTCCGGAAAACACCGCCGCCCGGTAACGGGCCGGGCTTGCATTCTCTGCGGCGGCTAACAAATCGTCTTTACTTCGTTGTTGTCCTCATCTAATTCGATGAGGTTGAAAACTTCGTGTTCCTCTGCGAGTTCCCAATATTGGCTAATTGCGTCGTTCTCGTCTTCGGCGAAGATCATTTCAAAATCCCCGTTTTCGATCTCTGCTCTGTACCATTTCATATAGTTTCTTTCTTCCCTTTCACCCTGGGAGCCGGGGAGTTAATGCCGCCCTGGGAATCGAACCCAGGAAAATCCAAACGGCCTATTAATCTATTTACTTCTCGTACCGGATAACTACAACCTCTTCGCCGGTGCTTTTCAGAATTTTTTCGCCGTTGTACATTGGCCCATTCAGCCCTAATAATTTAGGCTGATTGTAAAGCTCTTCACGCTGGCTTTCTGCAAGTCTGCCGTCATTATAATCGTAAATAAGGCTTTCAAACTGTTCTACTGTTTCAACCTTGATTGGCAAATCATAGACGCATTTCTTTCCATTCATGCAAGTTCCAATAATCATTTTTCCCCTTTCTGGTCTGCCTCATCAGCACCGGGAGACCGTCCCGCGGTGGACGCCCACAAGGGCGTTTCGGCTTGTTATATAATTATTCCTAATTTCATGCAATCCCTTTTTCTATCGCATAAGATTTTATACTTTTCAAAATCGCCATTGATATTTTCGGCTGTTCTGGTGTCTGCCCATTCGTTACGTGCTTTGATGTAAGAGGCTTTCGCTTCTCCTTTTTGTTTCTGCAATTTTTCCATAAATTCCATAATATCAACCGTCCTTTCTATGCGTTTGCTTCTGCTCTTAAAATCTCGATACATTCTTTTTTTGTGTACTCTCCGTAAAATTTCATAGGTTTATGAAATGCCTTTGCAAGGGCAAAATATTCTTGATTTTTCAAAAAGAAATCACGGATTTCTAAAAATGTCTTTTTGTGGCTTTCATACTGTTCTTTTTTTGTCATACAAACCATCCTTTCATTGTGTGCCCTGTCTCATCGGTGCAGGTAGGGCAGTTCCTACAGACCGCCGGGCGGCGGTTTCGACTAATTTAGATTTCCCGATATACGCAACCTGTGTAAGTTCTGTTTGTGGTTCCCTCGCAGCCATTCAGCCACTTTTTACAGTGGTAGCAAATGTCATTATATTGGCTGTATTCGTGCTCCTCTTCGTATTCCTTGCATTCCTTGCCGTGGTACGGGCAAGTGTTGCAATCCTTGTCATATTTGAAACACTCCCTATTTAGCAGGTCTTCCAGTTCTATAAATCTTTCCTTTGTCATGGTTTTTATCTCCTTTTCTGTGTGGTTGTTTGCTGTTCCTTATGGTTGTATTATAACGCACATATATATAAAAGTATAGATGGAATAATTGACAAAATAACGCACATATAAATGGACTGTAATTATGCAAAACATATAACGCACATATAAAATTGACAATATAACGCACATATGATATTATTTATATATAAATCAATATAGGAAGGTGTTGAAAATGGGAGATTTAAGAACGAGTGAAGCACAAAGAAAAGCAGTTAGAGAATATGAAAAAAACAACTACAGACTGAATATTGTCTTTCCAAAGGGAACAAAAGAAAGAATAGAGGCCCTAAAGCTTTCTAAAACTAATTCGGCTTTTATACGTGATACAGTTCTTTCTAAATTGGATGAATTGGAAAAAATACTAAAATAACGCACATATAATAGTTGACAATATAACGCACTTATATTATAATAGAAACTGTCAAGAGGTACTAACCGAATGATAGTTACCGGGCAAGCGGAGAAAGGAGAGCATATGGATAACATGACAGATAAACAGTTTAAAACGATTCTGGAAATGGTTGACATGATTCTTGACGGTTGCAAGGATCTGGAAGAAGCAAAACAGAAAGTACAGAAGTTAATTGACAACCAGAGCACAAAAGAAAAGGCCGAATAAATCGACGGGGAAGTTTGCAGAGGGGGCGGAACTTGCCGCCGCCCTCCAGCAAGAAGAGTATAACAGCATTTATGAAGGTTGTAAAGGGTCGGCATTATACCGGCTCTTTTTGTTATGTCCAGATCTGGGAGAATGAGCTATAATAAAATCAATAACCGCCTGGTCGTTGGGGAACGGTGGCGGTTATCGGATCGTAAGCGGTATAGGCTTTTTCTGCCCATATTTTAGCCGCTAGTCCGTATAATGTCAAGGAGCAGGCCAGAAAATGAAACACGGCAACAAGAATTACATGCAGCTTTCCAGGCTGATTTTTACGGATCCATACAAGGGCTTGTCAATTAATGCGAAGTGGCTTTTTGTGGTACTCAATGAGCTAGAGCAGCATTATACATCCGCGGAATCAGACTATTTCTTTCGGTCAAATGAAGAACTTGCGAATGATTGCGGTTTTAGTCTGACAGTGCTTAAAAGGGCAAAAGCGGAGCTGTTGAAAACTGATTTGATTGAGTCTTACAGGGATCATTTGATAAATGCAAAGACAGGAAAGCAAAGTGAAATAAGAGTAAATTATTATCGTGTGAAAAAGTAGGGCTATGGGTCATATTTGGGCCGTATGGCTATGGGTCATATTTGGGCCGTAGGGCTACGGGTCATATTTGGGCCGTTAATATATAAGAATTAGATTTTAAAACTAAGATTTTGTAAATAACAATTACAAAAAGAAAACTATCCCTAAAGGGATAGCAAAAGAAAAGTGCATTTTCTTTTGACTCCCTTTTTTGCTTCGCCCTGATTGTAAAACAGGCAATAGAAAGAATAAAAATTTATGCTTGACAATAATAAGCAAAATGTATATGATAATGGCAATTAATTTAATATCATTGTAGCGTGTGCGCATATGCGTACAGACCTGAAGCAAATAAACGTTTCAGAAGTGCAACCGAGCCAAGCAAAAGGCCCTGACGTTGTAGGATAGATAATATAAGTCTGTCTTACTTCGCCGGGGCTTTTTTATTTGCCCGTAAATCAATTTTTGATGGCTAGGTGAGAAAATCCCCACAGGATAACACGAAATGGCAGGAAACGGCAAATATGGACGTGAGAGAGGTATATAAACGACATGAGAGATAGAACGAGTAGAACAGAAAGAGAAAAACGGAGAAACGAACAGATCTGACATCTGGAGTATGTGCAGCGGATCACCTGGAGCAGATCCGGAACGCATCGCCCCAGATCAGTCACCCGGGAAAGCCCCATTTTGAGAATGATGTGAAAGAGTATGGCACTTAAACAGAAAGGAGGTATAAACCATTATGGCATACAACAATAACAAAGACGATTATAAGGTTGATAATATTGTTATAGAGTTAGACACCGATGAAGATACAGAAGAAGCAGAGAAAGAGTATATAGCTAATATTACAGCTAAGATCATGACTATAACCAATGAGTTTATATCTCGTCATCCTAATATAGACTTATGTACTTCTCAAGGGTTAACAGAGTTATTAAAGGATATTAGGAGAAAGTATAAGGCTAATATTGATGATATTAAAGAATTAGGTATCTTATGGGATATATATACAGTTATATGTTGTACTTGTAGGATTAAACCCACTTTAATGAGATATAGCGTTATGACTGGCATAGATAATACTACCATTACAAGCTGGATTAATGGCGAATATGCGGGGCGGGTAAGCTCTGGACACTCCCAAACGGCGAAAAAGTGGAAATCGGAATGTGAATCAAGTCTATACGATGAGGTTATCCAGACCGGAAACATCGGTTGTATGTTTGCCCTAAAAGCAAACTACGGATACCGGGATAACATCCAGATCATACAGAGCGATGGTCGCGACCTGCTGCCGGAATACAGCCGGGAAGAGATCGCAGCGCGGGCCAAGGTGGTTGACCTGCTGCCAGATTCGCCCGATGATTTGCCAGATTAAGCCCCAGAGAGCCGCTGAAAACAAGCTATATTGTCAGACAATAGCGAGACCGTGCGCGAGACACAATTCAATACAATTCACAGCGAATTGCGTGAGGTCTGGAAAGTGGCTTATTTACTGGATTCTTGAGTGGTACAGTGCTTTTAACTATTCGCAAAACGGTAATTTAACGAATAGTTAAAGGGTTCCGGGTAATACATAGGTGATTTAAGATAAACAATTAAAACTATTATCAGACAGTTTTCCTCAGGCTCAGATGAGGAAGGGGGAGGGGGTCTGGTGGTGAGGTCTTCCGGGGCCAGTTAGCTCCTCAAACTTCCGAAAAATAAAAAAGACCTCCCTCAATTACCATAAGACTTATATGTCCTGCCAGAAGAGGTAATATCCCTTATCAGATGGCAATAGACCTCTTCAAAAATTTTTTAAAAATAAAAAAGGCACTTCGGAGGCAAAGAAATGACTCATTGCGGAAGCTGTAGATTTTGTAAATTGGTCCAGGGCGAATGGACCTGCATCAATGAGGATAGTGAGAATTACGGCCTTGAACTTGATTTCTTAGAGGGCTGCTCAGATGGCGAGAGGAAGGAACGGCACGATGAAAGAATGTGAAAAATGTCCTGCGGTCCGCAGATGTGATGGAAAATTAGTTTGCGGAAGTAGTAGCAGTGATAATTATGACCAGTACATTGAAAGGATAGATAAGTGCGATGTATTCGGTTTCATTGGCCTATTATGGATGTAGATATTCCATTTTCGCCTGAGGAGTGTGGAATGGAGAAACCGGAAGATGATCCGGTAAACCATCCGACTCATTATACCAATCGACAGCATGAATGTATTGACGAGATGATTGCCTTATTCGGTAAAGAAGCTGTGATTCATTTCTGCATCTGCAATGCTTGGAAGTACCGTTATCGCGCGGACAGCAAGGGCAAGCATGATGAGGACATGAAAAAGGCTGACTGGTATATCAACAGGGCTATGGAACTGAAAAATGAGTTACGTTATGACTGGATTGAGGCACGGAGGTAATTATGGTATTCATTGAGAAAACAGAGGTTGGCGGATGGGAAGCCGCCATCAGAGGCATGCGCAATCCGATGAACTCCTGGGATAAGAGTGATAGCCTTTTCTGGCCGGGCCATATGCAGATAGGCAAGGCGGATCTGGATCTTATGAAACGTCTGGTTGCCTCTGGAACTGATCACTCCAAGTTCATGCGGTTTATCATTGTCACGGCTGACATTACGGCTCCGTTGTACTGGTATAAGGAGTTTGAAACTTACAAGGTTGGCACTGTGAGCAACAGCTGTTCCACAATGCATAAGATTCAGGCTAAAGAATTCACCATTGATGATTTCTCGCATGAACATCTTCTTTCAGATGAACCAATTCCTACACGCATTTATTCAGCAGAAGGCATGATGGAAGCTACTGTGGAAAATCTGAATATGTTCCGTAAGCTATATCTTGAAACAAAAGACAAGCGCTATTGGTGGCAGATGATTCATCTTCTGCCTTCCAGCTACAACCAGAAGCGTACAGTTCTTTTGAACTATGCGGTGCTGCGGAATATGTATCACGCAAGGAAAAACCATAAGCTGGATGAATGGCATCAGTTTTGTGCTTGGATTGAAACCTTGCCATTTTCAGAACTGATTACGATGGAGGTGTGATATGCAGATTTTGAAAGGTGTAGCATATACGCTGAATGCAATCTTCGTGATTGCAGTAGTGGTGAGTTCCATTGCTGAAAAGGATATGGCATCGAAAGTAGTAGCCAGTTTCGTGGCGGCTTTGCTGATTTTCAACACAGCACTGATTGCGATAGGAGTGTGATTCAATGAAGTTTCTGATTGTTCGTATGCGAAAGAATGGTATGTGTCGTTGCTGGAGCAATGGAGATCCGGTTGAGCGAACCACAATGGCTGGCGTAGCATTCAGTGATGGAATTGACCTCATGGCTCGGAAGGGCAAAAAGACATGGACAGAAGCGTTTCAGGAATTTAATGAGCGCATTATGGGGTTACCGAAAACAGACAGGAGAGGTGTTAGTAAATGAAAAAGTGGAAGTTGGTTCTACTGATCACGGCGGCAGTGGTATTTGTCGGAGCAGCAGGCGTGTACGGAGTGCAGAGCAGGCAGAATAAGGCAATTGCCCTTGAACAGGCAGTAGAGATTGCGGAGTCTGATATTCATGTGCAGGAGAAGCGCCGCTATGATTTGCTGCCGAACCTGGTAGATGCCGTGAAGCAGTATGATAAGCATGAGGCCGAAGTCCTGCAGGCTATTGTTGATGGTCGCGGCGGTGCAGCTGGCTTTGAGAATGTCTCCACAGCTATTGAGGCGGTAGCTGAAGCATACCCGGAATTAAAGAGCAACGAGAACTACAAGCAGTACATGACCGAACTGGCAACGACAGAAAATCTGATTGCCCAGTATCGGAGCAACTATAACACACAGGTCGGTGCATATAAACGGTATGTAGGCGGTTTCCCGTCCAGAATCTTCCTGGACTGGACCGGATATGAACCTGTAGAATACGAGAAGCTTGATTATGGTGCGCCGACAGATGCCCCGACAAATATGTTTGGAGATTAATATGTGGCCGTTTAAGAAAAAGTGTAAACATGAAACAAGAAAGATTATCGGAAAGTTCTATTTTCGTAAAGAGTACATGAATGAGACTGTCTTACATGGCATTGTGGTTTCTCAATGTAGCAACTGCGGAAAGGTTCGTTTTGATGATTTTTATACAGAAAATTTCTTTGGTTTGAACAGTGAGAATCAAGTTCGATACGCCATATTATCACTGAAATGTGCTGGATTTTTGCCGAAGGTTGATTTTCAGATGCAACATTTGGATTTAAAAATTCCGTATTTGGGTTAAGGGTGGGATTGACTATGGATTGGACGGAAACATTAAAGGAATTGCCTCCTGAACATGTAGTTGTGGAGACAAAAATTGATGATGAAAAGGGATGCCGTAACCAGACAGAATTGTACAGATATCGAAATCTATGGTTTTTACCTGATGGCGGTATGTATGTCTACTATAGGCCGACGCATTGGCGGTATTTGGAGTAGGATATGGAGATAACAAAACGAGAGATCCTAGCCAGCATCACAATCATTGCGGTTATGCTGATTTTGGGATTTGTAATTGCTGGTCGGATTGATGCTCACCAGATTCAAAAGAATTCTGAGTATTATAAGGCTGTCCAGATTACGGATTCTGAGCAATTTCGATATGGAATGGATACTTCGGTTGGCAATGCTTTTGTTTATGGCACTTTGGAAGCAGTGGATCCAGTAACATATCCGGAAATTGGCGGTCAGTACCTGTATGTGGAAAAAGTTGAGGAACATTACAACAAGCACACAAGGTCGGTTACGGAAAAAGACAGCAACGGTCATGAATATACTCGCATAGAAGAGTATTGGACTTGGGACTATGCGGGGGATGAGAGCATTCACGCTCAGAAAATCAAATTCCTTGATATAGAAATGGATTACAGAAAAATCCAAATGCCAACGAGCAGGTACATAGATACGATCTATAAATCAGGGTACGTCCGGTTTGATTATTATGGAGTTCCAACAGAAAATACAGGAACCGTATATACAGATTTGCGAGATGGAACTCTTTCCGATGATTCAAGTTTTTTTGCTGATACCGATATTGAATCGGCAGTGAAAAGCATGACAACATCCTGGACATGGTTGTTTTGGGTGGTATGGATACTGTTAACTGGTGCCGCGGCGTTCGGATTTTACTATCTGGACAATGACTGGCTGAACAAATGAGGTAAAGAATGATTTTTACTTATTTCGGAATTATCCTGTTCCTTTCAGTGGAATGGGTTAAATTCATAGCTGACAGCCCGGTGAAAAGGGCAGAAAGGTCGTATAGATCTGGTAAGTACGGGATTCATTATCAGTGTTTACGATCGAGGCATCCAGAGTAGCGGTAGCTCGGATGCGGAACGGTATTGCGGTATTGAATGAATCCTGAGAAGCAATACAGGAAAGTATCATGGGCCAATGGCAACGTGTTCATGCGGTAAGTTGCTGAGAGGGCCGCGCTATCTGAATGAAAATGTGAATATATGAACGATACGGCCGGCAGGCCGGAAGATGGATAGTTCAGTGGTAGAACAGTAGCTTTTCAAGCTGTATATGTGGGTTCGAATCCCGCTCCATCTTTCCCGCACAGGCGCATATAACTGTGCGGCGAAATCTTATTTTTGTGTACCCCATGTGAATACCTCATAGCCAACAGGCTGTTAAGGCGGCTTACGACCGCCGTGAGGTTTCAACCTCTTTCCAGATGTCTGGTGGTTGTAAAATATAAGACAGACGGAACGTTGCGATACAACTTTAAAAATTCCATCATGTGACAGCCGGTGTAGAAAAGATGTAAAAACAGGGACCGGATAGTGCAGGGCATAGCACGAACAAATATATTGCTAACCGGCTGATGCCGGTTGAAGCGGGTTAGCTCATCGGGAAGAGCGGTCAGAAGCGCGCGATAATACAGCTGACAGGCGAATGGTTCGATTCCATTACCCGCTATTTAACTGTTCGGCAATTTCGAATGGTTGAACTTGTAAGTCTTTCTTATAGGTTAATAATAATGGCATATAGTCCAGCAGGTAGAACGCATGACTGTTAATCATGATGTCGCCGGTTCAAGTCCGGCTATGCCAGTTCAAACATGATTACCTCGGTGCAGAAAGGTTTTTCAGCCTTGCCGAGATGCACAGTAATGAGATAGATAAATTCGGGATACTGGATTTATTGATTCTTTCATCAGCGGGTGATCCTGGTGAGAAGATGGAAACCATCAACAACGCTGTGCAGTGTATCATCATAGAGAAACCAAAAGCAGAATCCTTGTGGTCAGCGTACAATAGACGCCTGCGGTGTAGGAATAATCCATTGATGTGAGTGGTGTGAGAGACTACGGACTAAATGGAAATCTCACTAAGCTGATTTGCCTTGAACTAGAGAAATCTGGGTATAACACAAGAAATTCGTTAAAGTAGCTGTATGGCAGAATTAAAAATTTTGATCGACGGTATGAGAGAAACTATCGAAAAACATTTAATCTGAAAGAACCGTGAAATTTGCAGGTGAAATCCTGCATGTGCTTTGACCGCGGTAAGAAGCCTAGGGTCGCTCCCAAAAGCTCAGACTTATCGTCACATTGGCTGAATATGGTTGCATCTATGGTGGATAAGGGGAAGCCCTAATCATGTTTGTATAAGCAGTGGTCCCATAATGGTATTGGAGCAGATTGCTAATCTGTCAGTCGTTAATTCGGCTTATGGGTTCAAATCCCGTCCACTGCGTTTTGCCATGAGTCCGGTAGGTCGAGGAGGCGGTCTTGAAAACTTGCCGACCGTAAAGGGTTCTGGGGTTCGAATCCCTATCATGGCGTTGTGTTGGGTCGCTCCCAACTGATTTGAGCGTAGCGAAACACCTCAAAGAGAATGACAATGCCGGTATTTGGAGCAATGTATGTAGCAAACGGTTATGCTAGCGGCTGTTTGCGACAATCGCACGTTGTTCTAAAGCCGGAATCGCTAAGGAACATAGCTCAGTTGGTTAGAGCGGTGGCCTTATAAGCCATGTATCCCTGGTTCAAGTCCAGGCGTTCCGATTACGGAAACGGCGCAGTAAGTAGAGGCGGAGGACTGCGAAAACAACGTACATCCGAGGTAAGGCATGGAATGGATTGCCAACGATCTCTGAAATAGTCAGCGGTTTATGAGAGCAAAAATTGAAAGGGGTAAGGCAATGGAGAAGGAAAAGTGCATTGAGACTTTGAATGAGATAAAAGATTATGTGCAGGAGGAATGGGATCCTTTTGAGTATGAAGATGAAATCAAAAAAGCGGTAGAAGCTGTTGATATGGCCATAGGAATCATTGAAAGTTCCAACGTATGCGGAACCATGGCTCTGAATGGGGAAACATATATTATTTCCAAAGCATAAAAATTAGGACCGTTAACTCAGTTGGTTAGAGGACCCGGCTCATAACCGGGCAGCCCAGGGTTCGAGTCCCTGGCGGTCCATTTTCCAGAAGTAGCTTAGTGGTAAAGCAGCGATGCGCATCATAAAACAGGGAGAGCAAGTCTGCGGTTCGATTCCGTACTTCTGGATTGCTTCCGCATTGCCCGCGGGAGCACGTAAAGCAAGCAGGATGAGTGTAAGACCCACAGGGCAATTCATGAGCGGCTGCCTTGTAAGCAGTGGAGCGTGCGTTGGGCAATAACGACACGCCCTTTACATGCCGGCATAGCACAGTTGGTAGTGCGACTGACTTGTAATCAGTAGGTCGGGGGTTCAAATCCCTCTGTCGGCTTTTATGAAATGGAGGTGTAGGAGAATGATTGAGATGGATAAGGTCCGCAAGTGGCCTCGGGAACATTTGGAGAAACGGTTCCACGAATTAGATGCTCATATTGACGAGTTGGAAAGCAAGGTCAATGATCTGGAGAACATGAAGAGTTATCTGGAAGCTGAACGAGATGGATGCTCTCAGGACTGTAAAAGAACATATAAGCTTCTTACTAAGGAACGGAATATAAATGCTGAACTTACAAGCACAGTTCTGGTTCTGAGCCAGTTGCTGACGGAAGCGCGTAAAGTGAGCCGTATCTGACGATACGGCACGATGGGTCATTGCCAAGTGGTAAGGCACAGGATTTTGACTCCTGGATGCGCTGGTTCGAATCCGGCTGGCCCAGTTGCACGTTGATAATTGAATATTGGTGGTTGGAGTGGTATAATTTTCCTATCATACAAGATTGGGGGATTCGAAATGGAGAAACTTACCTACAGCATATCAAAGGAATATAGCCACGAATTGAATGAAATTAGCCATAAGTTGGAGCAACTTGAAAAAGGACGAGTGTATGAATTGAGCGGGGCTCAAATGGACGGATATTTAGCAACAAATGCAGGACAGTTAAAAAAGATGTTCGCCAATCTTTTGAATAAAATTCAAAATGGAGAGGAAGGAACGGCAACGCATTTGGCAGATGTAATGAGAAGCATTAAATAGAATTTTTACCAACCATCAATATTCGGTGGTTGGTATTTTTTTGTCCGAAAAGAGGTGAATTTGATGATCGTAACCAAGCATGCGAAGCAAAGAATGAAACAGCGCTGCGGTTTGAAAGAGAAATCTTCTGACCGAATTGCAAAGATTGCCTATGAGAAGGGGCTTCGGCATAGTGATTTGACCGGAAATCTGAAAAAGTGGGTGGATGGCCTGTATTTTCGGAATCATGCTGCTAATCAAATTCGACTCTATTCGGATAAGGCATACATATTTTCAGGTGAGAAGCTGATAACTGTCCTTCAGATACCGCATAACCTGGTGAAAGAGGTGGACAAGCTGAGACGAAATAAGGGGTGATTGGGAAAGATGGCAGGATATATAAGTAACGGCATGTACGATGACTTTCAAAGACATATGAATCAGCCTGAGGATGGGTTTGACGGGATTGCAGATATCAAAACATTTCCAGACGGCAGCAGATGGGCGGTCTGTCCGTGGTGCGGGAAAAAGGTCGTGAAGATTTTGCCGGAAACGCAGATCTTCAAAATGCCGTATAAATGCAAGAACAGCAAGTGCCGGAGAGAATTTTTTATAAGCACATAAAAAGCACCCATCCTTTTCGGTTTACAATAATTTGGGGATGGATAGTGACTATTTGTCAGAGAACAAGATCAACAGTTGCAATACAATCGCAAGGACTTGCAAAATCTGCGTATTTGTCATCACTATCACCTTCCTTATATATTCTGATTAGCCTACTAAGGTACGGTGCTGTATCGTATATTAGCATAATAAGCAGGATAAGTAAATACGATTAGAAGAATATTGTCGATTTAAATGAGAGCCTTTATGAGCCTTCGACCTTTGAATATCAGAGGAAGGAGGCTCTATTTTTATGGATTTTCAAGGCCATAGGGCAATCATAAATGGTCTGAAACGGCAACTGGAATCACCGCCATCGTATGAATCGCTGAGCTATTTACTGGCTGAATTGCGGTACACGATGGAAGATAACCCAGATATCACGCTGGATGGCCGAGATTTTGTTATGGCCTATTCCGGATATATCAAGAAATGGGCTACCAACAGATATTCCAGTACAGGAGATCGACAGTGGGACAAGTTGTATTGGGATACGCTTAGGTTTGAAGCTCCATATATCTTCGACTCTTTCCTGGTTTACATGGAAAAGAAGCGGCGAGCGAAGAAGAAGTTCTATATTCCACGAAGAAAAACTTTGAAGATTGTCGTGGATGATCTGCAGGATCTGGAAGACCGGAAGATAGATTTCCTTGGTATTTCGTTACCACCGCGAGTCGGAAAATCTACTCTGTGTATTTTCTTCATGGCATGGGTTATGGGGAAAAGGCCGGCCGGTCATAATGCTATGAGTGGACACAGTGGTATTTTGGCAGACCGTTTTTACCGTGATGCGGCAAAGCTGATAGAGAGTGAAGAGTACACATTCCGGGAAATATTCCCACAGGTCAGAATCGCGAACAGATCTGCAGAAAAGAATGAAATGTACCTTGATGCCGTTGAGAGTTTTGCTACACTAACTTGCCGCGGTATTGATGGTACATGGACCGGTGCGGTTGACATTTCGGATGATGGCTATTTATATGTTGATGACCTGATTCGTGACCGCCAAGAGAGCTTGAGCCCTACCAGACTGGAAAACAGATACCAGGATTATTTGAATATCTTAGTTGACCGTAAAAACGATGGATCTCGTGAATTGATGGTAGGAACCCGTTGGAATGTTATGGATCCATTGGGCCGTCTGGAAAAAGAACACAAGCATGATCCACGGTACAGATTCAGAAAGATACCGGCACTAGATGAAAATGATGAGTCTAATTTCCAGTATGAATATGGCGGTTTCTCTACGAAATATTACAGAGACATGCGTGAAAAGCTGGATCCTAATGAATGGTGGGCGAAGTTCATGCAAAAACCGTTTGTTCGTGAAGGACTGCTTTTCCCTGAAAATGACTTGAGGTATTTTTACGGATTATTGCCGGAGGGCGGATTTGTTAGAACTGTTACGGCTTGTGATGTTGCTTGGGGTGGTGGAGATAGCCTTTCAATGCCGATAGGAGCTGAATATGAGAACGGAGACGTTTACGTGTTTGACTGGGTATTTAACAAGGGAGCGAAAGAGGTAACACTTCCAATTGTTCAGGGGAAAATTGTTGGAAACAAGATTCAACAAATAAATTTCGAGGCAAACAATGGCGGCGAAATGTATGCGAAATACATCAGCGATGATTTGGCTAGGCAGGGTTATCGCTGCTCAATAACTTCAACAAAAGCTCCAAACAAGATGGCTAAGATGACAAAAATCATTCAATACTCCGGTGATATTAAACGTCGGTTTGTTTTTCTCGCACCTAACAGTCTGATAGATGAAGCAGCAAAACATGATCCACCTGGAGTTCATCGTTACAGGCGAAGTCAAGAGTATGATGCTGCTATGGATGAAACGACAACATTCGTTCAACTTGGCCACAATGATCACGATGATGGGGCAGATTCACTGAGCCAGCTTGAACGTGCAATAGAGGGCGGTTTTAAGGCAGAAGTCAAAGTAATGCCGAGACTGTTTTAGAGAGGGGAGAATGCAATTATGATTAAAATTCTGACAAGAGAATACCTTGAAACCTATGCATATCTGGAATCAGAGATTAAACGGATCCAGCGCCGCCTTAAATATTACGAAGCGCACCCGACTCAGGCTGCCTATGGCGTGGTAAAAGGATCTATGCAGCAGTTTCCGTTTACGGAATGTCATTTTGTTGTTTCTGGCCCTACTATCAAAAGCACCGAACAGAGAAACAAGGCTGTCCGTCAGCTTGCAATTGATCTGAAAGGGAATCAGCAGCTTTTTGAGGATATGAAACTGGACATTGAAGCATTTCTGGAGTCCATACCGCCGGATGATGTAGAAATGAAGCATATTCTGGCTTTGAAGTATGTTGAGCGGAAAACGGATGAGGAAATTGGCAATGAGCTTGGATTTTCCCGCCGAGCCATCGGTGATAAGATCGACAGATTTTTGAAGAAACAGGGGGAGAAAGTAGAAGCGGTATAGGAAAGGAGTCGGCATTTGCCGGCTCTTTCTTTTGGATATAGTAATTTGCAACAGCGATTACTGGTTTCGTATGGCGGCTTATCTTTGTATAAAGACAATACCGGAAAAGTGTTATACAGTAGCGATTTTAATATGGCTACATCGATGTCTGCCAATGCTGCCAACCTCGTCAATAACACAACATGGTCTTGCCCTGGTATCGAGAGTGCATTAATATTGCCAGTCAGAGTAATGGAAGCATCAAACAACATACATATTTGTATGGGATTTTGGATTGTATTCGCTAATGGATTATATTTTGTACCTTTAGTAGCAACATCTTCTCCAACTAAAATAATCGGTAGTAATTACATCAATTAAATGATTATTTACTCTGAAATCAGATATGTTCCGGTTAGTATAACTTCCGATCCTTCCGGAATAGGATTTTTATATATAACAATAAAGGAGTTGCTAGAAGCTTGGTAATATGCAACAGCCCAATTTCGATTGACCATTCCGTTGATAACAATATTTTTAGATGATTTCATTTCATTTGGAAGATTGATAAATTGAACTCCATCATAACCGTTGGAAGCAGAAACAATGACACTTAAATTGACAATTGCTATTTGTATTCCATTTAGCAATGTTATGACATGTGCACTTCTTTTGTTTGTGTTGTTGTAACTTTTAATCGTAGATGAAAACTTCAAATTTTCAGCATAATTTGTTACTTTAAAATTACTATATGCTGTTAAGATTGCCACAAATGCCGTTTTTGATATGATAAAATGGTAGCATGAAATAGAATGGTTATCGGGACGACCCAGAATGGGCGTCTCTTTTTTTTATGCGAGGTGGTGAGTTGTGGCAGCGTTTGAGGGTTGGCTTTTAAAAATCAATGGACAGGTGTTTCCTAATGACCTGATAGCATTTGAATCCTATAAGTGCACTCCTGATCAGATTATGGACCTCGACCCATATCGAGATGGGAACGGTGAATTGCACAGAAATGCGCTTCCCCATACAGCCACTTCGGTTGAGTTTTCCACGCACAATATGTATCTCGCAGAAGTGGAGCGTCTTAATCAATTTATCCAGCATGGGGCGCGTGTTCAGTGCGATATTGAATACTGGAATCCCAATACCTCTTCGTATGTGTCTGGACGGTTTTACATTGCCGATGTGCCGTATGAGATTATAAACGTGGATGAGAAGCGGAAAACCATTCTGTATAAGCCTATAACCATAACAATTACGGAGTATTAAGAGGTGGTGAGATAGATGCTGGCGGTGCCAGAAGAGATAAAGAAAATATTTTGGCAGGACAATATCAGTGAAGAGACGCGGCGGAAATGGAAGCTGCGTTTTTTTGATTCTGATATCCAGATGATCTATCCGGAAGAAACCTTGTTTCCATCCGAAGAACTGTTCCCGGCAAAACAGGAGCCGTCTTACATTATCGAGAACAGTCAGATGCAGACGGAATCAATAAAAATCACTGAGGGCTTGTGCGAATCCGATGATCTGAAATTTGGTGAATGCAATGCGGCCCAGTTTGAGGTTACGGTTGCTGATGTGCAACAGGATCTGACCGGACTGGAATTCATGGTTACGCTAGAGGTTGATGGGTATGAGATGGCTATGGGAATTTACACCGTAGATAGCTTTGTTCGTCAGGCAGACCGTCGACTGAAAAAGATTACTGCCTATGACCGTATGCGAAAATTCAGCACCGATGTATCTGCGTGGTACCAGGTGTTGACATTCCCGCTTACGCTGAAAGAGTTTCGATACAGTTTATGTGAGCATATTGGTGTGAAGCAGATTGACACAGATCTTCCGCTAGATGATATGCCGGTAAGCAAAACTATTGATCCTGAGCAGCTGAGTGGCCTTGATGTATTGCAGGCCATCTGCGAGATTAATGGATGCTTTGGTCATATTGATAAGACTGGACGCTTGCGTTATCAGTTTTTGGGCTGCGCAGGTCTTTACCCATCAGAGACCCTATTCCCGGATGATGATTTATTTCCAGGCGATTTACTGGATGACGAAAATACGGAACAAATTCTGTTTTACAAGCAGTCAGATACTTCGTATGAAGATTATATTGTCACACCGATTGACCGCCTGCAGATACGGCAGGAGGAAGGTGACGTTGGTGTGCTTTACGGCAAAGGAAGCAATACCTACGTTATTGAGGGAAATTTTCTTGCCTATGGAAAATCCTCAGAGGAGTTGGAAGAGATAGCTGCAGCGGCTTTTGAAAATATTGCCGGCAGATCATATCGGCCATGTAAGATTGTGAATCCTGGTTTACCGTGGATTGAGGTCGGAGATGGCCTTGTTTGTTATACATCAGATGATGTCATCGAAACGTACTGCTTGAAACGGACCATGACAGGCATTCAGGGCATGATGGATACGTTTGAAGCATCCGGCAGCATCGAGTATGAGGAAAACTTCGGAATCCAGAGCCAGATAATTCAGCTGGAAGGAAAATCTGCGGTTATTAAAAAATCCATTGAGCAGGTTTCGGTCGATATGCGGAACCTGAAAGAAAACATGGAAACGCAGTTTAAGCAGACGGCAGAAGCTATTGCATTGGAAGCGAAGCGTGCGGGTGAAGCGGAGGCGGCACTGGGTGTCCGCGCTGATCAGATTGCGTTGTCTGTGAAAAATCTGAATGATTATACCGATGCGCAGATCAAACTGCTTTCAGATTCCATCACGATGAAAGTTAGCAAGGGAGATGTATCTTCTCAGCTGTCCATTGAAAGTGGTGGAATCTCCATCAAAGGTAACCGATTTAGCTGGGATGCTGAATTTTCTTCCCTTACGCCAAAGGGAAAATTGACCGTTATTGATGGCCTATTTAAGGGCAGTATCAACGTAGCAGATGGAATTTTTACAGTAGATGCCAAGACTGGTAAGGTGGTTGCAAAAAGCATTGAGATAGGTTCTACATCATCGACAAACACAGGGTATTTTTCCATACTCATCGCAAGCTCGCACACATGTGATAATTTGATTGTTCAGCAAGATGCCAATATTAATTCTTTAACTGCTGGCTATATAGATTGTAATAGCAGTATTCGATGCAGCAGAATATACAGCACTGTAGCCGGTGAGTGGTGGAGCGATAAACGACTGAAACACGATATCAAGAAAATTCCAACCGAAACGGCTTTAGCTCTTATATCTGATCTTCGGCCTGTATCATTTCGGATGAATGATGGCGACATACCAGGAATGGGGTTTGTTGCTCAGGAAGTGAGAAAGATTTGTAAAAGGCATGATTGCGATATGCCGCTATATGGTCGACATGATGGGTATTATACGATTCCGTACACCAACTATATTCCGATATTGGTAGCGGCGGTGCAGGGCCAACAGAGAGAAATTGATCAGCTGAAACGGCTGGTCGGAAAGGAAGTTCAAGATGTATAAGTTATCGGAAGAACAAAGACAGCTGATTTTATTTTCTTTAGATAAAATTTCTGTGACGGGTCCTGATCAGGGAGCGTTGCTGTACAATGCAGCAAATATTATTCGCAACCTTCCGCAGGCTGACGATGAAGAGAAAGAAGGTGAAGCTTAATGGCATACGAAGCTTTTTATATCATAACTGACTGGCAGAACCTTCCATCGCAGCGGACGGCTTTAAACCGAAAAAACCTTTTAAACATGGAAAATGGTATCAAGGAGGCAGATACTAGAATTGTTCAGCTGGATGCTTCTAAATTATCCATGGAAATTGCAAACACGCTCGTAAAATCCGTAAATGTGGACGCAAAGACCGGCGTTATTACCGTCACAAAACTGGGCGGCGGCATTGATACATACGATCTGGACATTGAGCGTGTCGTTACGAACTTTGATGTGACAGACGAGGGCATCATCATTCTGACGCTGGCCGACGGAACTGAAAAACAAGTTGATATTGGGAAATTTATTAATACTTTCAAGAGTTCGGCCACGGTTGCATTTAATATGACAGACCGTGAGGTAACAGCCACCATCATAGACGGTTCAGTAACGATGGATAAGCTGGATCCATCTATTCAGTCAGAGTTCCGGCAATATATGCTTGATGCACAGAATGCAAGAGATGCAGCGTTACAGTATCAGAAGTTTGCCAAGAGGTATACGATTGGTGATGCAGAGTTTGAGGGTAGCGAAACTGACAATGCCAAGTATTACTATGAGGGCACCAAGCAGGCGGCTGCGGAAACTGTAACCAATGCGACCGCGGCCAGCCAGGCGGCTGGGACAGCCACAGAACAGGCCGGTATTGCTACCAAAAAGGCCACAAATGCAGCTGCGAGTGCCAACAGTGCATCGGCGGACGCGCAGACGGCAGCGGAGAAAGCTAGCGCTGCTACGAATAAGGCTGCAGAATCTACACAGGCGGCAACGGACGCTGCGGAAAGCGCAAACTCTGCCAGAAAAAAAGCTGGAGAAGCATCTGGCAGTGCGGATAATGCCAAGAGGTATGCTGTTGGTGGAGTGGTGCCGGAAGATGCTGAGGACAATGCGAAATATTACTGTCAGCAGGCACAGAAACTGAAAGATCAGATAGATGCGGCGGCAAGCCTTGTTGTGCCACAGTTTTATGTTGATTTTGAAACAGGTATGCTGATGAGTGATAAAAAGGCGCAGGGCATGAGATTCTGGCTGGACGATGGCATTTTTTATGGAGAAGCAGGAAATACGGAAATGGAGGTAATAGCATAATGGCAGCAGTAGCATACGGGCACGTTGCAATTGTGCCGAAGGGCATATGGAACGCCGAAACGCAGTATGAGGTGTGTCAGCTTGTAGAATATGACGGCAGCAGCTATGTGGCAAAGGCGCAGCCGCCGGTCGGAACGCTGCCGACAGACACATCATATTGGCAGGTATCGGCGGCGGGCACCAAAAAGGCGTCATCTGGTAGTCTTGGAACGGTAATGCCGGATGGAAGCACTACAGAGGTAAATGAAGCAGGAAAGTTGTCAGCCAAGACGGCTCAGCAGGATGCGGTTGGCGTTGTTAAAGGTAGTGATGATATTACCGTGGGCGAGGACGGCAATCTGACTGTAAACACCGAATTTGAGCAGGCAACGAAATTGGCAAATCTTGTTGCCGGAGAAGCAATTAAGTCGGTACTGGGTAAAGTATCCAAGTCTATTGCTACCACAATGAATCTGGATCAGAATGCATTGCTTAAAAACATGATTTCCGGTATTGATGTAAACAGCGGAGAAAAAGTGCCGAGCAGTGCTTTCGTGCATACGTTGTATGAGCGGTTGGGAATGGGAACCGACCTTTCTGCTGGTGATGCTGAGAATGTAACACAAGCGGTTAATGCGTTATATAGTAATTTAACACCTTCTGGAATTACCGATGTATCTCATGCCATTAATACGGTATACGGATCTGGCAACATTTCTTATCACGTAATCGGCAAGGTGTGTTTTGTTTATTTTGTATTCACGCCTAGCCAAAAATGCGACAATGTAGGATTGCTTAATAATGGCGTATTACCGCTCGCACAAGACTCTTTGTATCGTAGTATATCAACCTGGGGCAATCCGAACGTGGCTGTAAGTCTAGTACAAACGGTTACAACCGGTGCCCTACGCTTTTGGTGCGGAGAATCCTCTATAGGTATGCAAATTTTTGACAGTTTTTCGTATTGCATCAAGTAATATCCCGAACAATGTCTCCGCGCATGTGCAGCACAGTTGTTCAAGATATTAAATGATTTTCTGCCACGGGAACCACTGTCCGTTGTATGTTCTTACATACATGCCAACAAAACCATTCTCGAAATATGGAATACACATTGAAAGACCATTTGCAAGAGCAATATATGTCGAATCATAACTTGTGGGCAGATTTGCCGTGCTTCCATTTAAAAAGCAACAACCAAGTACATTTGGATCAAATTTTTTAGTATCAGATACACCCGAAATCTTCTTGTATCCATTTGCTTTTGTAATATAATTCCCAGCTAAATTACTATTTTGCACAAAAACTTTTTTCCAGATTTTGGAAGTGTAACATTTTCAATAAGACCTTCGGGTCTATTTTTTATTGCCCGAAAACAGGGCAGAAAGGAGCTCTTTATGAGTGAGAAACTTAAAACCCAGAGCGGAGCAGTCTATGAGCTGACACCGAATGGGGCATATTTTGCGGATGATACCGCAAAGGTGATTTTTGTATTCCCGAATGGCAAGACCTATGAACAGATCGAGTCGGACATCGAAGGGAATGACCGTTTGCTGATTCTGGACGCAGACGGCGAGGCCATGGAGACCAAGGTTGGTTACACCTGCCTGGATGGAATTACTAAGAAAATGGATTTCGTGATCGGCACGAAACAGGTGGAAGCTGGCACTGATGAGTCCGGCAACACTCTTTACACCACAGAAGATGTGCATGGTGCGGCTATGATTGTGGTCCTGAAAAAAGCAGATATTCGGGCAGAGCTTGCGGCAGCCCAGAAGCAGATTGCCAACCTCAATGAAACTGTTGATATGCTTGTGTTAGCTGATCTGGAGGGATAAGAGATGTTTGATCGTTTGAAGAATCTTTATGTAGTAAGTGGAAAACTGACGGATGCAGGATTATCCAACGCTGTTATCAAAGGTTGGATTACCGAGGAGCAGCGGCAGGAGATTATCGCAGCAAAAAAGAAAAAGTAGTAGGAGGTGCCGGGCATGAGCATGACTGATACGGACATTGCCGTAAAGTTTGAAAATCATGAACAGGAAATCAAGTCATTAAAGCATAGGATGAATGAGCAAGAGGAACAGGGGAAGTCTTTAAGCAGTCTTGCTTTGTCTGTGCAGAAAATGGCGCTGTCGATGGAATCCATGATTGAGGAGCAGAAGAATCAGGGAGCGCGGCTGGCAAAATTAGAGTCTGAACCTGCAGAACGTTGGAGCAGCATGACGCGGACCATTTTCAATACCATTGTTGGAGCCGGAGCAGGTGCTTTTGCAACTGGAGTTATCTATATGATGGCCCAGCATATAAAATAAAGGAGAGAGTACCATGAAAGAGAAATTTGCAAAACTGATTGATGTAAAAAGCCTTATGACACTGGCACTGACCGGCGGATTTATCGGATTAACTTGCGCCGGAGAAATCACAGGGGAACAGTTCCTTACCATTTTCACTATGATTGTGGGGTTTTATTTCGGTACACAGGCACAGAAAGCAGGTAAATAGAAAGGCGGTGATCCTTTTCTCCGGGTCCGGCGGTAACCGGGCGGTCTAAAGCCAACTATACATACGGCGGTCAGAAATGGCCGCCTTTTTCTTTTTGTGGAGGGTTGGTTATGTATGGATTAAAAGCGAGCCATGTTGTTGATATGGCGAGAAAATACAAGAACTATCAGGAAAAAAGCAAACTGGGAACCCGGGCGCAGATGTGGAATTTTCATTGGTCGCCGGGATACAACAACTACACCATTTGGGCTATGCTCTATAATGATTATGTACGCAGAAATTTTCAGGGGCAGGCCTGGTGCGCTATGTTAGGAGCAGATGTTTTTGTTCTTGCGCTGATGGAACGCGGTCTTTCCCAGAACAACGCTGTTACTGCGGCAAAAGATCTTCTTGGTGGCGATTTACCATATAACTGTCAGCAGTTCGTGAATCAGCATCTCAGAGACAAGCGGCTGGATCATAAACCGGCAGTCGGTGCACCAGTGATTTTCTGGACTGGAAAGAAATACGGTCATTTTGGCATCGTATCCAGTGTGGACAGCAACGGAAATGGATTTACTTCTGTGGAGGGCAACACCAGCGGCGGCGCTGACAAAGTGGATCCAGACGGCGGGGCAGTTTGTGAAAAATGGCATCACCTGGACAGCAAGACATATTTCTGGCATCCTGTTTATGATTCGGAGACCGAGGAACCAGAGCTCATCATGTATGGGGTATCAACCGGACAGAAAGGTCTTAAAGTAGTTGGAGCGGAAGCACTGTTTGTGCGGGACTACCCTGCTACAGGAAAGGCCATCGGAGAACTGAAAAAAGGAACAATGGTTAAGCCTATTCGGAAGTGCTTTGTCGATGGTAAGCCGTGGCACCAGATTGCTTACGGTGCCGGTGTTGGTTGGATTTCTGCCAGATTTCTTTCTGGCTGGGTCCTGGAAGATAACGGTCTGTGGTGGTATGTACAGCTTGGGTATCGTTTCGCAGTAAATGCCTGGCAGCAGATTGATGGCATTTATTATTACTTCGACAGTACTGGTTATATGGTAACCTCCAGATGGATACTGGACAGCGGGGCATATTACTATGTAACAAAATCTGGTGAAATGGCCCGAAATGCTTATGTTAAGTCTTCAGATCAGAATCTGTACTACTGGGTGGGTGATGATGGCGCATGGCAGCCGGAATGGGATACTAAAGTACCGGATTTTGATAAATATCAGCTTGCTGAATAAATTTCTTCATCCCCGCGCTGTGATGGTGCGGGGAATCCTTTGATTTTCTTCAAAAACTCTCCTGAATATAGTAATTTAGCTGGTTTGAAGGTTGTAAGTCGTGGCAGAACGTTTGCTCCATCTGGCGCATGGACAGCCAACAAAGCCGTTGATATTACTGTTTCTGATCCGAATGTCAAATCATCCGATTTATTGCTTGCTTGTATAAACATAAATGGAGCGAGTGGTGACAAAATCGGAAGCAGATTTTTTATATCAGACGGAACAATAATATGTAACTGTATGCCAACGATAAATTTATCCGAGTCAGTATCGGTATCATTTTGGTATCTTGTGCTGAGATGGTGATTATGAACAGAAGCGGTCATTCATGCAATACAGCCCATTGATTCCAAGTCCCATCCCTCCTATATCTCGCGTATATCATATTAGTAGAAGCTGGAAAGGCCAGTTGTCTACAATAACCAGCATTTCCACTTCTGCCACTTCCGATAGGTACTGTTAAGACCGTTACATGCCCTGATTTAGGTGTGTTTTTCAAATCTAACCCACAATAGATGCCAAAAGACGCAGCATCATTAAAATCCTTTATGGTATTGTTGAAGGGAAGTATACTGGTTAAATTACTATATCCTGTACTATTTCAGTAAAAATCTCCCTTCAAACCACAAAGTCTGCCACAAATGCCATTTTAGATATGCTATTATGATATCAGTGAAAATTATGCAAGGCACTCAGATTATCTGGGTGTCTTTTTTCTATGCAAAATTGGGTGGTGTGACTATGGGCAAGAAGAATGATGGCGCTAAGACAAACATATGGAAAACTAATCATATACCGCTTAAGGATCGAAAAACTTCTAGTGGTGTTACATTTTGGCCCAAAAAGGTAAAAGGTGATAAAAATGCTGACTAAAGGCAGAAGAATGCTGTTTACGGATGTAGATGTGATTACGCCGCAAAATATTTTGCCTGTTCTTAATAAGGCATTCTGCGAACACGAATGGAATGTGCTGGAAGAAATTTATCTGTTTGATTATGTGGCGGGCGAACAGCCTATATTAAATCGGAAAAAAGAAATTCGTGAGGACATTAATGAACGGGTGGTTATTAATGTTGCGAGTCGCATTAAGGCATTCAAACTCGGATACGAATTTAGCAATCCGATTACGTATGTGCAAGCTGGTGAAATCCAGGCGCTGAAAGGTAAGTTGGCAAAGATTCTTTCAAAGATCTTTAAAAAAGATGAGTCTATTAAAGATGATTATCGAATTACAGCGTTGAATGAAATGCTAAGAGAGCAAAGCAAATCTTCTAAGGACATGCTTCTGGCAGACAGTTTTAAGACTTGCGGGCTTGGATATCGGCTCATTCTCCCGAATGATAATGAAGAGGAACTTTCGCTTTTCAAAATTACAACACTTAATCCAATGAGAGCATTTGTTGTATATAAAAATGACGCCTTCCGTGAGCCAATGTTGGGTGTGTCTTATGCAATTACTGATAACGGAACATATAAAATCGGCGCATGGAGCAAGAAAAACTATTTTGAAATTACCCGTCCAATAGGAATGAATGCGGCATGCAATGAGGGCTTCACGGTCAAGCCTTGGACTTATGGGGAGATTCCTGTTATTGAGTATGCAAACGAGAGAAATATCCTTGGAAATAGCTTTGGATGTTTTGAATCCGTAATGCCGATTTTGGATGAGCTTAACACTGTCAATTCGGATAGGGCAAATGATATTGCTCAATTTGTTCAGGCGCTTTTATGGTTCCATAACTGTGAACTAGATGATGGGCAAAAACAGCAGCTCGTTGATGGTAATGGCTTGATCATAACAAAAAGCTCTGGTGATGGTCGGGATGCAAAGATTACATATCTCACCCAGACATTGAATCAGTCGGAAATTCAGTCGTATGTGGACTACTTGAAACAGGAAACGCAAGAAATTTCCGGAGTTCCGATGTTTGGTATTTCTACCGGAGGCTCTACCGGAACGGCTACGAGCATGTCCAACGGCTATTCAGAAGCTGATTCGAGAGCACAGACGAGTGAACAGGAGTTCGAACAGTCGGAGCGAAGAGCCATTAAAGTGATGCTGGCAATTGCACGGCATGATAAAGATCGTGATGATGCAGATATTGGAAGCCTTAGGGTGTCTGATGTGGGAATCAAGTTCACCAGAAACAAAACTTACAATCTGACCGACAAAGTGAATGCTTGGGCAACGCTTCTAAAAAACGGAGCGGATCCGCTTAGGGCAACTGAAATTGCATCCTTTACAACCGACACACAGCAGTTTGCAGTTGATTCCATGGAAATGATTAAGGAAATTCAGAAGTCCTATGCAAAAGGAACTGGCACAACATCTGTTGGCAGCGAGGAGCCTGATGCGGGCAAAATTATGCAGGATAATTCGGATCAGAACAAAAACAGTCCATTGTCTGGACAGTTATGAATTAAGGCGCTCAGAAATGGGCGCTTTTTATAATGCGGCAGAGAAGCCGCTATATAAATTTCGCTGGCATAAATAATCTTCGGAGATGAAGTAAAAGCGCAAAAATTAATAGGCAGAGAAGCCTTTAAAACGCAGGAGGTAATTTGTATGGATTGGAAAGCTTTATTAGGAAGTGCCTACGTGGATGGCATGAGTGATGAAGAGGCTAAAGCAAAATTCGATGAGATTTATATGCTGAGGGCCGACCATGAGCGAGAAAACCAGAAAAACAAAGGACTTATTGACCAGTATTCCGCTCAGATTGCAGAGAACAAGAGAAAACAGCGTGAGCAGATGTCGGAAGCTGAAAAAGCCGAGGCTGAACGCAAGGAACAGTGGGATGCGATGGTGAAAAAGAACCAGGATCTTGAGAGAACACTCAAGATTTCCGAACTGGCTGGTGCTTACATGGAACGCGGCTTTGATAAAGATTTCGCTACAGAGACCGCAACGGCCATGTATGACGGCGACAATGCAACTGTTCTCAGCAATGAGAAAATCTTTGCAGATAAGCGGGAAGCTTCTCTTAAAAGTGCTTGGGAAAAGGAGTATCAGGTGAATCCTCCGGCCGGCAATGGCTCTGGAAGAGTGGACCTCTCCAAACAGATTGCAGAAGCGCAAGAGCGTGGCGATATGGTTACTTATGCTTCCTTAGTGCGTCAGCAGAGTGAAGCAAATGCAAAAAGATAGAAAGGTAAGGTAAAAGAGTATGTCAGACATCTATGCAATGAGTGGCAACACCCCGAATTACAGTGGAATGCTGTTTAATAAGGGCAACACTAAAACTCCGTTTTCTACCATGATTGGTGCGAGACGGAAATCTACTAATCACACAGAATTCGTAACCGGTCAGGAATTTGAGACTGCCCAGGGATCTCAGCCGAATATTTCTGAGAGCCAGTCCTTAACTGCTCCGGATTCCAGCATCGTAACTAGGGAACAGAAAACTAACGTAACTCAGATTTTCCAGGAGTCCGTTGGTATTTCCTATGGAAAGATGTCTAATATGGGCACTATGGCAGGCATTAATGTTGCCGGTCAGCAGCCGAATCCGCCGACTGAGGAAGATTTTCAGATTGCGGCCAAGATGGCGAAGATTGCTCAGGATATTGAGTACACCTTCATCAACGGCGTGTATCAGAAATCCACTGGCGACAGCGTAGCTAACAGATCCCGCGGACTTCTGAATGCTATCACATCAAACGTAATTGATGCGGACGGAAAGAGCCTGTCCTTCCTTCTGGTTTGTGAGGCTCTGAAGTTGATTGATGAAAGCAATGGTTCTCTGGACGGCCTGATTCTCGGCCTGGATTCTACCAGTAGAATGCAGCTGAATGCTGATGCTGCAGCAAATGGCTTAACCATCGTGGATAGTGGAAGAATGGTAAATGGCATTGCCATTGATACCGTGCTTACTCCGCTGGGCACCGTCGGCCTGAGAAGCCTTAAGTACCTTCCAGCGGGCACTATTGCTATTTTTGACCCGTTGGTCATGGCTCCTGTAGATCAGCCCGTTCCGGGCAAAGGCAATTTCTTCCTTGAAGAGCTTGCAAAAACTGGTGCAGGAACCAAAAAGCAGATCTTTGGTCAGGTTGGTTTAGATCATGGACCGGAGTGGTATTCTGCGAAAATTACCGGACTGTCCACTAAGATGCCGAAAAACAGTGATCTGGCACGCAAGGTATTTCAGATTACCTCTGCGGATATTTCCGGTGAAGCTGAACTGGGAACTCTGACTGTGGCTTCTGCAGCAAGCTTAACCACTGTTGGCAAGACTAAGATTACCGTAACTCCGGAAAAGACAGGTGGTAATTCTTACAAGTACAAAGTCGGCAGCAGTGCAGCAGGCGTCGTACTGAACCAGAATGTACAGACCTGGAAGTCCTGGAATGGTTCTGATGAAATCGAAGCAACATCTGGTCAGTTCATCACCATCGTTGAGTGCGATGCAAGCTACAAGGCAGTTAAGGCCGGAAGTGCAACCGTGACCGCAAAAACAGAGTAGGAGCGAGGTGAGATGAGTGGAAGCGGAGATCCTGGATGAAGTCATGGAATACCTTGGTGATGAGGTGACGGAAATGGACAAGCCGGTTCTGCTCATTCTCATCAATCGGGCCATTCGAAAGGTTTGTTTGAAGCGGTATCCATTCGGCTATACAGATGAGCAGAAAGAAGCGGCAGTGAAACGGTATCAGGGTATGATATTCGAAGCTGCCGTTTACTACTGGGCGAAACAGGGCGCAGATGGGGAGAGTTCCCATAGTGAGAACTCCATTTCCCGCGCCTATGAATCGGAAGACAGTATATTTTTTGACATAACACCTATGGTAAAGGTGCTGTAACCGCTTGGGATTCCAGACGGTTAGAAAAGACGGTGCGTGTCCGGCTAAACCTCCCGGTCGGATGCAGGGTATGAGCAAGACATGGTGGTGGGCAAGCGCATGATCGTTGTAAACGGGAGGAAAGAGGAGGTTATCATGACAAGAAAAGAAAGACTGTTTGCGGATTATGAAGCCGTAAAAGATAAAGCAATTTGTGTTACCCTGATGGTTCGGATGCCGGGCGGCGAAATCGAGGTTATTTCCAACAGCAATGTGGAAGATAAGATGGCCTACATTGACCGGACATATGATGATGATCTGGTGCATGCGAATAGCGTGAAAATTCACATTGAGGATTATTCATTTGAGTGTATGGATGATCCGATGGATTTCGGCAGTGCACTTATGAACATGAAAGAAGGACACAAGGTTGCACGAAAGGGCTGGAATGAAAAAGGGATGTTCCTCTTCCTGGCAGATAACATTGATTTTGATACCCTTGCGGATCTGACTTGTGTACAGAACTTAAAAGGAGACTTAACCTGCCCGTCCATTGTGATGAAAACAGCAGATAATAAGTTTGTTGTTGGCTGGCTTGCTTCTCAGACCGATATGCTGGCAGAAGATTGGGTCGTTTTAGCTTAAAAGAGGTTTGAACTATGAGGGCGTTGAAACGCAATAAGGTCAAGCTGTGGTATCAACTCTACGATGCCAATATTCCCGTTTATGAAACGGATTTTGATGGAAATCCTGTTCTCGATCCAGTGACCGGGAATCTGCTTCTAACAGGTGAGTACATAGCCGGATATAAGAGTCCGGTGTTGTTCAAAGCGAATGTTTCTCCGGCCCGTTCTGAGGCGTCTACAGATCCATTTGGCGTGAATGTAGAGTATGACAAGACCATTTGCTCATGTGATATGGATTTGCCAATTGATGAACTTTCGATGTTATTCGTGGACAAAAAACCACAATATGACGAAGAAGGAAATCTTCTCAATGATCCGGATTACAAGGTGGTCAAGGTGGCGAAGAGCCTTAATTCTCTATTGATTGCAATTAAGAAGAAAACGGAGGATGCAGATGGCTAAATATAGAAAGAAGCCAGTTGAAATTGATGCAATTCAGTGGACTGGTGAAAATCAGCGAGAAATGTTCGACTTTCTTACCAATGGTGAGAAGAAAGATGAATACATGACTTCTTTTGGAGAGACCTTTCGTATAGATCATTTTGCTATAAAGGGTGGCTTGATCATTAAGACTTTAGAAGGCGAGCATGTAGCGAGTATCGGAGACTATATCATCAAAGGTGTTGCTGGTGAATTTTGTCCATGTAAGCCGGATATCTTCGCAAAGACATACGATCTTGCAGAGGAGTAAACGGTCATGGCTAAAAAAGTAATCCGCGGAGACCTGTCAGCAAAGGGAATCCAAAGCATTATTGACCAGCTCAAGGACTACAAACAAGATCTTCAACGTAAAGCGGAGCTATTCTGTAAGAAGCTTGCGGAATCTGGCATGGAGGTCGCAGAAAGCCATATTGCTGAGTCTCCGCTGGGTAAGACGATATCAGTTCGCATAGATATGGAACCGGCAGATGCTGGATGCAAGGCGATGCTGATTGCAACGGGACAGAAAAAGTCAAATGACTATGGCACCATTTCTACTCTACTCATGGTTGAGTTCGGTGCAGGTATTCACTACAACTCCAATGCCAATCCAAAAGCCGGTGAGATGGGCTACGGTGTCGGAACTTTCCCGGGACAGATCCATGCATTTGAAGATGGATGGTATTACTGGGGCGAAGATGAAAAGTGGCACTATACGCATGGTATAAAGGCTACAATGCCGATGTATAACGCATCTGTAGCTATCCGTGAGAAGGTTCAAGAATGTGCGAAGGAGGTGTTTGGCTGATGATTGATATCTCATCCAGAGTTTATTCTAATCTGGCGAATGACGAAACCTTGAAGAAGTATCTGAAAGGCAGCGGCACCACGAAGAATGACAAGCCTCCGGCGTTCCCTTATATGTATGTGAAAACGCTTGGGGAACCGACCACAAGCGCATCTCTTCAGAATGATCAATGCGCGATAAAGGCTTCATTTGAAATCACAGTCTATGACTCTAAGTCAAGTACCACGGCAAAACAGCTGATATTCCATGTTGCAGAGCTAATGCGGCAGATGGGATTCACAATGAATTACGGACCGGAAGAAATAGACCGGTCAAGCACAACAGAAGCGTATCGTTGGATTGCAAGGTTCCGAAGAACTTATTGTGAGGGCGATTCGCTGTAGATAAAACGTAACTGAGACCCCGCCATTTTAGGCGGGGCCCTATTTTTTTGCTCATTTTTAAGGAGGGTCAAAATAATGGCAGCAAAAGCTATTGATTTAAGTACTGCTGGTATTAAGGTTGCCTATGCGATTGAGGAAACCGCCGGCACTAAGCCGACTGCATTTACCAACATTCCGAATCCGAAGTCTATTCCGAATACCAACCCTGAGCCGTCTACATATGACTCCACCTCTCTGAATGCGACAGAGTGGAAAACCTACGTTGAGGGCTTAAAGGATATGGGTGGTGCGCTGGCTATCACCTTTGGTATGTCTCAGGTGTTCCTGGATATGTGGGAGAAGCTGTGTGACGATGTAGAGACCGCATCAGCATCCAATAAGCGCATGTGGATGGAGTTCTACCATCCGAAGCTTACTAAGAGCTTTTTCTTTACCTGCACACCAACTAAGTTAGGCTTCCCGTCTGCTGACGTTGATGCTATCTGGGATGGTGATGCAAACGTAACTCCGACCGGCGAGATTGGTTGGGCTGAGGCTATTGCTCCGACAGACGCAGAGTAAGAATTTAAGGGAGGTAAATATTCATGAAGACTTTAAATATCGGTGATAAAGAGTATGTTCTGGAGTTCAGTTTCCAGGCGGCAAAGCACAAACAGCTTATCAATAAGATGTTCAAGATGCTCTCAGGCAGTTATCTGGGACGATCCGGTTTAACTGGGGCTGAGGATGAGACTAAGGCAGACCGTGCATCCGCGCTGATTGACGGTGTGGCTGATATGTATGCTGAAATGCCGGATACCGTCATTACTGCGTTTTATGCAGGACTGATGGAAAACAATGCTGTCATGAACGAGGCAGAGGCGGGAAAGCTGCTTAAGCAGTATTTCAAGGATTCACATGATGAATCTGCAACCTTCCCGGGCATGTTTGATTTGATTAAGGAGTGTATGCAGGATGACGGTTTTTTCAAACTGACCGGCCTGGACAAGATGCTGGAGAACCAGGCTGCAACAATGGTAGCGGAGACTCAGCCGGCAGTACCGTCCAAATCCGGGAAGACCCGGGCGAACAGCAAGGCGAAATCGACTTCTGCAAAATAATTGATGAAGAGTATCTTCCTTACGCTTTGTCAATAGGTGTTCCGTATGACCTGTTCTGGCATCTGAATCCAAGGAAGTTGAAGGCTTTTGAAACGGCTTATGCCAGACAGCGTCAGGAACGCATGAATGACATGTGGTACATGGGTCAGCTAGTAGCAGCTGCTATGGATGCTACCGTGTGCAACATGATGCCGTTCACAAAGCGGAGACAGAAAGGAACCTATCCGGAGAAACCTGTGCGGATTCTTCCAGTTACGGAAGCGGAGCGCAAGGCAGCAGAAGAGCGGGAACTGCAGAAGTTTATCGGTTTTGCTGGAGCGCTTGAAACTAAAATAAAACTGAAAAACGCAAAGGACGAGTGATGTTGGACCGATGACCGCAAGGGGCGAGTGATATTAGATCACTCGCCCTTTTTGCGTTCAGGGAAAGGTGGACGTCATGTCTGATGTGATTGATGAGTTAAAAGTCCAAATTGATGCCAGTACAAAGAGTGCCGATGCGAAACTGGATAAGTTTATCGACAAAATGCTGCAGCTGCAGTCTGCGATAACCAGTGTAAAAATGTCCAATGCGACCAACATTTCTAATGGACTTAACCAGATAACTTCATCGGTACAAAACTTCAACAAGAATACGAAAACTGCCGATTTCACACGTATTGCGACTGGACTTAATAAATTGTCTGCGGTGGATTCAGGAGCTATCTCTGCTGTTTCAAGGTCTATGGCAGATTTCGTCTCCAGTATGACCGGAATTGAGCGAGTCCATTTTGATTCCCAGAGTTTTGATACTCTGGCCGGATCTGTGGCAAAGCTTGGTCGTGCTTCTATTACTGAGGCCGCGCAGAACCTGGAATTTCTAAAAACAAGTCTGTCAGAATTTGTCACCAGTATGAATGCTGTAGGACAAGTCTCTTTTAATGCAGATGGCCTGGTGTCTGTGGTAAATTCTGTCAGCCGGTTAGGTAGTGCCAATGCAGCGCAGGCTGTAGCTTTATTGCCGCAAATTTCTGCGCACCTCAGAGATTTTGTCCTTACGATGAACTCTGTAGGAAGCGTGACCTTTGACTTTACCGGCCTTGGCAATTTGATTTCTGGAATTACCAGGCTGGGCGGCACAAAGGCTACCCAGGCATCGGCGAATCTTAAGCCAATTAAGGACCAGTTGCTTAAGTTCGTATCTGGCCTTAACGGTATTGGCAAGCTGAGCTTTGATACCACCAGTCTCGCTGAGTTAGTATCATCCATCACAAAACTGGGCGGCAAGGCTGCCGGAAATGCGATTCCGAATATCCAGAATTTGGGTGCAGCACTGAATCAACTTATGACCACTCTGGCTAAGGCCCCGGTTGTCAGCCAAAATCTAATCCAGATGACTACTGCGCTTGCCAATCTGGCCGGAGCCGGCAGCAAGGTAGGCAGCGCCACTTCTGCGATGAATCAGGGATTCAACCTGTTCTCTGGAAGTTCAAAAAAGGTAAAGACTTCCAGCAAGGGTATTGCATCCGCTATCGGTAGAGTTTATGCGACTTACTGGATGCTGTTCCGTGCTATGGGAATGTTCCGCAAGGCTATGGACATTTCTTCTGACTTAACCGAGGTTCAGAACGTTGTAGACGTGACTTTCGGCAACATGAAGAAAACGATGGAGGACTTTGCCAAAGTTTCCCTGAGCCAGTATGGTATGTCTGCGCTGACTGCAAAGGATATTGCCAGCCGGTACCAGGCTATGGGTGTTGCAATGGGATTTTCACAAAAGAAAATGTCCGGCATGTCCATTGAACTGACCAAACTGGCTGCCGATATGGCTTCTTTCTATAACGTAGAGCAAAAAGACGTTGCAAAGAGCCTGGAAGCAGTATTTACAGGCCAGACTATGCCGCTGCGTAAATATGGTATTGACCTCACGCAGGCCACATTGAAGCAGTGGGCACTTAACAATGGTTTGAATGCCAATATCAAGTCCATGAATGCAGCTGAGAAAACATGGCTGCGATATCAGTATGTCATGGCAAACAGTCAGCAAGTCATGGGGGACTTCGCCCGCACAAGTGATTCCTGGCATAACCAGTTAGTTCTTCTGTCAGGCGCATTCCAGTCTCTGGGTTCCATCGTTGGTGGATCTCTGATTAATGCGTTCAAGCCATTTGTTAGAGCTTTAAATTCCGTCATGCTGAAGGTAATCCAGTTTGCAGAGGTGGTATCAAATGCCCTGGGTGCAATCTTCGGCTGGAAGTACGAGTCCGGCGGCGGTATCTCTGATGATTTTTCCGATGCTGCAGACAGTGCGGATGATCTGGCAGGAAGTACCGGAGACGCAGCGAAGAACACGAAAAAGATGGCCGATAACCTCCAGAGCTTTGACCATCTGAATGTCATTTCTAGTCAGAAAGATTCCGGAGGTTCTGGTGGTGGCGGCGGTGGTGCAGCTGGCGGGGCCGGTACCGCTGGTTCCAGTGGTCAGTGGGTAGAAACAGACAGCCCGTGGGAGAAGTATACCAGTTCCATTGATAGCCTGTATAAGCTGGGTGAGTACATAGGGGACGTGCTGACTAAGACCTTGAAGAAAATCGACTGGGATAAGATCTATGAGGGTGCGCGGAATTTTGGTTCAGGTCTCGCCAACTTCCTGAATGGTTTAATTTCTCCGGAACTTTTCGAAGCGGTAGGAGAGACAGTCGCCGGTGCACTGAATACCGCATTGCATTTCCTGGATTCCTTCGGGGAGACATTTGAATGGACCGAGTTTGGAAATTCCATCGCTGCCGGTATAAACGGATTTTTCAATACATTCGATTTCTTGCTTTTAGCCGATACTTTAAATACATGGGTTGATGGACTGGAAGCTGCCCTTATAGCGGCGGTAAAAAATATATCCTGGCAAAAGATTTTCGATTCTGCAGGTGTGCTTCTTGATAAGCTAGAGTTGGATACGATTGCTGTTATGATTGGCGGTTTTTTCTTGACCAGAAAAAGTGAAGCTAGAAAAAAAATAATAGGGACTCTTTCTGATGCGCTGATAGGATTGCCGATATCTTTGTTTAATTTGAAATTCATACTTGCATCTTGTGCCGGATTTGATATTGGAAATGCACCTATAACAGTAATCGGAAATGCGATTATTGATGCCGTTGATAATTTTATCTTAGAACATTTCGGTGAGAGTGTTGGAAATGCAATCGGAGAGAGCTTATTGTTACTTGTAAGTGCAGGAGTTGGAGCTGCATGGGGTGGCCCAATAGGCGCAGCTATCGGAGCGGCTATCGGAGTTGCACTAGATACATTCATTGTTAAAGGTGAGTGGGTGACAAAATTCTGGAAGAAATTAGGGGAAACTCTGTTCAACTGGGACCAGGCTTCGGTGATGTGGGATTACACAAAGCAGGTGCTTGAGAGAGCCTTTAATGCAGATAATTTCGTTGAGTTTGGTGCCAATATTGTCCTTGGTATTATAAGCGGAATATCAACAGGAATAACCTGGCTGTTGGAGCCGATTGCTGATTTGTTCAATTTCATTGTCACAGGAATTTGCAATATATTTGGAATTCATTCACCAGCAAAAAATATGGAACCATATGGCCAAAATATTTTGCGCGGAATCATAGAGGGCTTTAAATCTTCTTTTGGCGAGTGGACGGAATCTCTGAGTGAGTGGTACAACAGCTATATTGCACCATGGTTTACACAACAAAGATGGGTGGAACTGTATTCAACAATGAAAACTTCTATGAAATCCGTATGGGACGAAACTGTGGGACAGTGGTCTCAGGATATTAATAGCTGGTGGACATCTAATGTTACTCCGTGGTTTACAGCTGAAAAATGGAAAACAGCCATGTCTGGCGTAAAAACTGGATTCGAAGATGCATTTAATGCAGCGTTTGATGCAGTGAAGCAGATATGGAATCGTTTTGCTACATGGTTGAATAGCAAACTTGATTTTGATATTGAGCCCATAAATATTGCAGGTGTCGAGGTGTTTGGGGGAGCTAAAATCAATCTTGGGCATATACCGACATTTTCAACCGGAGGATTCCCAGAGGACGGCTTATTTATGGCAAACCATAATGAACTTGTTGGTAGGTTCTCAAATGGTCAGACTGCTGTAGCGAATAATGAACAGATTACGCAAGGAATTGCTATTGGCGTGCAAAGTGCAAACACTGAGATTCTGAGGGAATTGAAGCGTAACAACGATTTGCTTGAACAGCTTTTGGCGAAGCCGGTTATTGATAAGGGCGATGTTGTAGATGTCTGGAAAGCTGGAGCGAAAAGCTATAGAAAGCAAACAGGTAGACAGTTAGGTATTTCATATTAAGTTGCAAATTGTCCTGCGTATGGTAGAATAAAAATATCATACGCAGGAGGTATAAGGCATGGCTCTTATAACGTGTACGGAATGTGGAAAAGAATTTTCCGACAAGGCAGCGGCTTGTCCAAATTGCGGTTGCCCGACTGAATATGTAATACAGGAGACAAAAGAAAAGCAAAAATCGGAATCAGGAAAATGTCCATTTTGTGGTTCAGAATCTATTGACGAAGATGGGTATTGCAACGATTGCGGGCAGAAGATGCCAGTGGCTGCAAAACCGAAAATACAGGAGAAAATAGAAACTGGTTGTCCGTATTGTCATAGCAGCAATTATGAATTAATAAAACCGACTCAAGGAAAGGTTGCTAGAAAAGCTGTTGTGGGAAGTATTGTAGGTAGTATGCTGTTGGGGCCTGTAAACTCAATGGTTGTTCCATTTACGGAATCAATTGCAAAGCCCAAAAAACTAAAATATAAATGCCATAATTGTAGTAGAGTTTGGGAACAGAAAATATAAAATGGATATGAACAGCCGGCAGATGAAAGTGCCGGCTATTTTTTGTCATATTCTCTGCAAGCAATGTTAGGATATCATTTTTAAGATATAATCTAAACCATCTTGCACTCGATATGCTTCCGCATACCGTTTTAATATTCGAAGAACAATTTCCCATTCTGGAGAATTGTTATCTTCATCGTATAGGAATACAATTTTGTACCGATCTTTCAACTCGTCTGCAGAGAATGCCCATTGTTTTGCTGATGGAATTAGTTTATTTGCATTTTTTTCTTTAAAGGAAAATAGTTTGATTGCAACATTTCCAATAATGTAATCGAACGTTACGTTTTCTTCATACGATCCAGAAACTCTGGGAATAGAAAATGGAATGTTCGATGAAGAAAGAATTCTGCGGATATATTTTTTCTCATCGGAATGACTTAATCGTTTTTCTTTGCTGAAATCAAACTTAAGGAACATTTTGGTGAGATTTTCAACATAATCTTCATTTTCTTCTACTTCTATAGTAGATACATCAGAAAAACGAAATTCATTTACATAAATCCTTGTAAAATCAGCAATTGAAAAATCATTTTGATAGTTCCAAATATTAACCTGAACTTGTTGCTGGATTCCAGCTAAGTATAATTTAACAAAATCTATGTCGGCTTCATCATCAAAAGATTGAAAACGCTTGAAGTTAGAGATATATCTGAAATCGCGTTTTCCAGTTGTGATGTTATGAAAAAGCATGCCAATGTACAAGCATTCATCGGAAATGATATTGTTGTAATATTTTAGAGCTGCATATTCAACTTGATACATAATATACCTCCTTTCAGTTCTTCAAGTATTTAAGGATTGTTGAGCATATTTCATCAATATGCTGGATCCGATAAAGCAAATATTCAATTAATGCTCCTATATCTGTATCACTGGGGCACCATTCTTTAGGAATGTCCGAAATTATACGATGCAGGACTGATGCCGTTATAGTGTTTGAAAATACTACCTTTAAATCGTCTAGTTCCTTTTGCGATATAGATATATTATGATAGAACATACTGTAAAGATATTCATTGGCTTCAAGAATCTCTGTGCTAAGATAATCTCGTTCACTCATAAACCTTCGCAAACAACTGGCGTCCCATATTGGACCGTTTTTAAAAACATGGGAATGGTCGATTACCTGCAAGGTAATATTTTTCTTATAGTATTGAACTAGAAGGTTGCCTGGGTTTCTGTCTGCATTAAAAATAATATGATCAAACAAAAGAATCTTAAAGAAAATTTCCTTGTTTTTCATAAGTGGGACAATAGTTTCAACCAATGTAACAGCCTTATTGAGGTGGGTGGAATAGAAACCATATCCATATTGGTTAAGCGTAACACAATCGTTGTAGATTAGCGTATGCTGGTCAATTATACATACTCCAGAAATAGGCATTGGTATATCTAACAGTATTGCCAAACGGTAGCAAAGATATTCGTTGAATAAAACAAGCTGTCCTTCTGGCCCATTATATGTTTTTATAACAACAGGAATATCGTTGTCAGTCATTCCTAGCTTTGGTTCAGTAATACCATTACCTATGTTATGCTGAACTGTTTTTATATGCTCGAGATGTATGATAAGCACCTTCTTTCGTAGGGCATAATAATACAAAATTATTCTAACACAGAAAATTGAACCTGAGAATATATTTTCAAAATAATCTTGCATATTTTTGAATCACGAATGTTGGCCACTGGCATTTCGGTGTCAGCTACTTTTGCGTTCATATATTGCTTAGTGGGCGGCAGTGTGCTATATTTGAGGTATTAAAAAGCACAGGGGGCGATACTTATGAAGAAAGCGAGACTCGTAGCAGCTGCATTAGTAGCAATGATGACCATATCTGTAATTCCGGTTTACGCGGCAGAATGGAAGCAGGACGAAAAAGGATACTGGTATCAGAATGATGATGGAAGCTATCCAAAGGACTGCTGGCAGGAGATTGGTGGAAAACAGTATTACTTCGGCAGCGATGGGTACATGTTTGCCAACACGACAACGCCGGATGGCAAGCAAGTTGGAGCAGACGGCGCGCTGGTTGCGGCACCATTGTTTGATTTTGATATTGAAGATTCACACATTGTTTATTCAAAATACCGAATCACTAAAGATTATGATGGAAATAAATGTGTTGTCCTGTATTATGACTTCACGAATAAAAAGAGTGATCCGCAGGGCGCTTGGCTTGCTGATTACAGTATAAAAGTGTTCCAGAATGGTGTAGAGTGCGATACTGCCTACATTTGGGATGGCCGAGACGATGCAATGGATAATTATTCTAAGGATGTAATGCAGGGAACCACGATTAATGTGGCAAAGGCATATAAAATTCAAGATAACAGTGATTTAACAATTCAAATCAAGGAACTATGGAAATGGAGCAATCCGAAAACTCAGACAGTTACCTTAAAAATTCAATAGATAAGAATGAAATAGAAGGCCCGGCAATCTGCCAGGCCTTCGTATATTTCGTACTTATTCATTGGTGCATTCGCAGTAGTTTTGGATCCCTTCTAAAAGAGAACGGACTTTTTGGAAAACATCAGAAAGCTGTATTTCTGTTATCGAAGTATCCCCGATTGCGGAAATAATTTCAGAACCTTGCTTATAGATTAATGGATTTTTGTATTTATCCATTAAGGCAAAAGCCTGATCTGTGATTGTTTTTATACTATCATATAATGTTTTCTCTATACCAGATATTTTGGTGTAAAAATGAGCATCGTAACGTTCGCATAAAATTTTGAAAACTGCATCATAGTCAGTATGCTTTAAACCGCTCATCATTAAGGCAAGGTGTAAAAGTTCGTGACGGATAGTTAATTGTACATCATTTATTTTTTGATATGGATTTAGATAAATAACAATGCATATGTACGATTTACCGTTTGGCATTTTTCTGTCAACCATTTTTCCGGCAGAATAGTCTTTTTGCTTTAGTCTAGCACCGAATTCTTCTAATCGAATTTGTAGAGGAATCGCATGAGATGGGAGTTTTTTATAAAACACCTCATTGTCGAGACGTTCCCAGAATTGCATAGCGTAAATTTCAAGATCATTTTTCTTTTTCAGCAATTCATATTCTTTGATTTCTTCATCAGTCACAGTTCTGTACCTCTTTTTTATTTGAATTATATCCTCTATCGTAACAAAAAGAAAGTTATAAATATTTCCAATTCTGTCAAATTTCGGAAGCTCTATGGCATATAGTAATTTAACAACAAGAGCAATGTGTGTCGAACATTATCTTAATAATCAATGGATCAGCATTTCTTTAAAGTCAAACCAAATTGTCTTACTAACAGTAAATGCTTTTTCGCAAGGCAATTCGGTTGCCAGCGCATTATATTTGATTTGTGGTGCAAGTAGCGCCGATAAGTCAGGGGGTATACTTAAGCTAGGCGGTACTTTTGAGTTAACAACCAACTGGAACTCTGGACTATCGATTGGTATATACGCAAATGAAAATCAATGGATTCAGATAAGTGCCTTGTATTTGTAA